GCAGCTTATTGTAAGTCAGGGGAAAGGTAATTGGCCACAAAATTTTAATAAAGTTTTAGATCAGGCAGAAGGAAAATATATTAAATATCTTCATGAAGATGATATGTTAACTGAAAATTGTATCGGGGATTCTGTTCAGGCAATGGAGGATCAGGAAGTAGATTTTATACATGGTGATGTAATTGAATTATATGAAAATACAGGAAGGGAAGTTATCAGGAAACCAAAAATAGAACTACCTACATTGCATGATTTGAAGAAAAGAAATGTTATTCATAGTGCTACTATAATGTATCGACGGGAAGTGTTTGAGAAGATAGGTAGTTTTGATGAAATCCTGACAATATGTGAGGAATATGAATTCAATCTGCGTTGCTTAAATAATGGAATGAAAATAGGGTATTGTCCGACTATTTTGGCATATTACAGAAGGCATCCAGCACAACAAATCAGAACGAAAAGCCGGGCAGCTCATTCAAAAGAAAGAAATATGGTTAATAATAAATACAAATGATTGAACAACATCCAATACTTATTACAGGAGTGCCCCGATCCGGCACAAGTATGATTGCAGCAGCAATAAACTTATGTGGTGGGTTTAGTGGCAGAATGTCAAAACGGGGGATGTTTGGGAATGATAGGATCCGGGAAGAAATAATTAAACCTTATTTTCAAGGTATTGGAGTTGATTTGTCAGGGCAATATCCTTTACCAATTATAAATGATTTAACTATTCCAATGAATTGGCATCAAAAGGTAGAGCAGATAATAATTAATGAGGGGTATAAAAAAGGACATTGGATGTATAAAGATTCCAGATCGGGGTTAATATGGCCTGTATGGAATTTTGCCTTTCCGAATGCTAAGTGGATAATTGTACGGCGTAGAACAGGGGATATAATACAATCTTGTTTAAAGACAGCATTTATGGATGCTTTTACTTATGCAAATAATCAAAAGGTGATTGGAGTAAATACTGAGCAGGAAGGTTGGTTGTGGTGGGTGCATCAATATGAAAAGCGATTTGTTGAAATGATAACTGAGGGATTGAATTGTAAAGTGGTATGGCCTGACCGTATGGTGCATGGTGATTACCAGCAAATGTATGAAACATTAGAATGGCTGGGGTTATCCTGGAATAAGGAAATAGTAAATTTAATTGATCCTTTATTGTGGAATGTAAGACAAAAAGAAAGGAATAAATAATGGCACGAACAACAGCAAGTGAAGTTAAAGAAATAATGGATAATTGCACTTTGGATGATGATATAGTTGATGTTTATATTGTTGGCGCAAATGCTTTAGTTACGAAAATACTTGGTAGCAACACGACGATTGGAGCTACTTTATTAGAGGAAGTGGAACGATGGTTTGCGGCACATATGATAGCTTCAACCAGACATCGTTCTATTATGAAACAAAAAGTGGACGATGCTTCAGTTGAATACACCGGACAATTCCGGGAGAATTTATCGTCTACCCCGTACGGACAAATGGTAATGCAATTAGATTCAACAGGGAAAATGGCAAATATTGGTAAAAAAGGGGCAAGTATAAATGCAGTGAAAAGTTTTGACTAATGGGATTAATGAAAGATGATATGATTTTTGAGCCATATTTTGGAGAGCATGCTGTAAATGATGTAATTATGAATGATATAACAGACATTTTTGATATAATGAAAAAGTCAAGAGGGGAGGATATGATTTATGATATAGATAGTGGTTATCAGTGTAAAATGAAAGTACAAACAGGTATAATATCAGTTAGATATAAAGGATATGGATTATTTACAAATGAAAATAAACCTTATGAAGTATGGTATCCAGAAGATAATGCTCCTACAGGATATCAAACAGCAGATAATATTTGGAATTACATTAAGAAAATAAGTAATTAATGGGAATTGAAAATATAATACAACGAATTTGTGTTCAAACAGCTATCTATTGGGGGGCACCGAAAGGTGATGGATATGGGGGAAAGGATTTTGATTCTATTTATCCTATTGAAATTAATTGTCGATGGGAAGAAAAAACAAAAGTGATTAGTAACGCTCAGGGGGAAGAATTAATTTCAAATGCACAAGTAAGAGTAATCCAAGATGTGGATGAACAAGGATATTTATGTTTAGGGACTTTGGATGATTTGGATAGTGAAGAAGTAAGTCCGGAAACGGTTGATAAAGCATACACTATAAAGAAATTTGAGAAAATACCAAGTTTAGGATCAACTAATGAATTTGTAAGAAAAGCATATTTATAATGGCTTTAATTGGAGGTATACCGAAATCAGTACGCCCGGGAACGGGAATAAAAGGAATGGATATTGTTATGACCAATCTTCACAAGGAGATTGTTAAAATAAAAGGACGTAGCTTAAAAGGTTTAATTGAAGCATCCATAATAGTAAGAAGAAGTATGGATTATAATGCTCCGACTATTCCGATAGATTTAGGTAATTTACGCTTAAGTTGGTTTGTTGTAACAGCCAGTGGAATTCAAAAAGGAGAATCACCCAGTTTTAGAGAAGATGAGGGTGGTGAATTAGCATCGGAGCATGCTTCTACTATTAGTGAAGCACAATCATTGGCACAGGCAGCTTCTGTGCAAGGCCCTGTATTGATGATGGGATTTAGTGCAAATTATGCTATGTGGGTTCATGAAATGGTAGGTGCTAATTTCAGACAACCAAAAAAAGGTGCAGTGAGAGGATCACCCGGTGCTAAGTTTTTTGAACGTGCTTTGAAAGATAATAAGGCATTAATATTAGAAACAATACGAGATAATGCTTATATAAAATGAATGATAGTGGTATTTATAAAATTATTAATAGGATAATATGCAATCTTCGAGTGAAGGTATAAAGGAAATGCTTATAGCAGATACTCCATTAGGTTTAACTTTTGCCACTAATTTATTTATAGGTAGAGAACCGGTAAAACCTAATAATTGTGTTACTATATTTGATACACCAGGTTTTGCGCCGCTGCTTACATTGGATGGTGGGGGTTATTATTATCCATCTATTCAAATACGGGTACGAAATACAGACTATCAAACAGGATGGAGTTTAGTACATAAAATAATGGTTTCGTTACATGGTCGGGGAAATGAAACATCATCAGATGAGACATTATATACTGGTATTTATTGTTCCAGTGGGCCCGCGTTATTAGATTGGGATGAAAATAATAGGGCAAGATTCATCGTTAATTTTAATATTCAACGGCGATGAATTATAAAGTTTTAGTATTAATTAAAATAATGAAAAGGAGGTAAATTATGAGTGAAGCAATTTTAGGTTTAGGTGCATCTTTTCGGAGATGGGATGGAAGTAATTGGGTTCATCTCGCTGAAATTATGAACATTGCCGGGCCGGGTAAAAGTCGGGATACACCCGAAGTCACTACGCTGGATTCAACAGATGGCTATCGTGAATTTATGAGTGGGCTTCGGGATGGTGGTACTGTTACTTTTACGATGATTTTCAGTCGGACTACTTATGGCATAATAGATACTGATTTTGAAGATGATGATCTTCAGAATTATGAGATTTATTTGGTCCAGGATCCTGAAGGTACATCTTTTGAATTTGAAGGATTGGTGACAGAATTACCATTGACCATCGCACCCGGTGATCCAATGACAGTTGATGTAACTATCAAACTTAGTGGGTCGGTTACTGTGAATACCGGGTCTGGTAGTAGTGCATAGTTAAATCAATTCTAATCAGGAATTGTTTTTAGTTATTAAATTATAAAAAAGTTAATCATGCCAATCTTAGATAGAAAGAAATTATTACAGAAAGAAAAATTGGAAATTGTCCAAGTGGACTTGGGCAAAGGTGAAATTACATTTGTTCGTCAAATGACAGGGCGGGAACGGGATCAATTTGAACGCAGCCTTATTCGGGAAGTGAAAGATGTTAAGGGAAATCTTGATTACGTAAGGTCTTTGGAGGATTTCCGGGCAAAATTGGCAGTTAATACTCTTTGTGATGAAAGTGGCGAAGCGTTATTGTTACCAAATGATGTTTCAACGCTGAGTCAAAACATGAGTGCTTTCAGATTGGAAAAAATTGTAAATGCAGCTCAGAAATTAAATGCAATTACTGAAGCGGATAAAGAAGCATTAGTAAAAAACTTAGAAGGCGGCCGGGCCGCCAGTTCCAATTCCGACTCTGCAAAGAATTAGGTATTGTTCATCCGGATTATTTATTGGATGAATTAACCTCGGTTCAGTTAAGCGAGTGGGAAGCATATGATAGATTGGATCCAATCGGAGAATGGAGAGCAGATTTTAGAACAGCATCTTTGATTTCACAAGTTGTCAATATTGCCAGAACAATTTGGGGAAAAAGAAGTGTGGAAATGACTGCACCGTTGGATTATATGCCGGAATGGGATAGAAGTGAAGAAGAACCTAAAAGACAATCTGTTGAAGAAATGAAACAGATTCTTTTAGGGATAGCAGGAACTCAAAATGTCAGAAAGAAAAGAAGATTAGATAAACCAAAGAAATTATAATGTTTTTAGGAAGTCTCATAGCAACTTTGGGGGTTAATACAGCAGGACTTATTGCTGCCGAACGTAGTATGAAACAGTTTGAAGCAAGAATGAATGCTTCTGTCACTCGTATTAATACAAGATTACAAACTACCGGGGCAGCAATGAAGAAGTTTGGGCGGGGCATGTCTATGTATATGACCGCTCCATTGGCATTGGTTGGAGGAGCTGCATTTAAAATGCACATGAGTTTTGAATCGTCAATGTCGAAGATTGTAGGTCTGGTTGGGGTTGCACAAGAACGAGTCGATCAATGGAGTAAGGATATTATTCAGATGGCCCCTAAATTAGGAAAAGCCCCAAAAGAATTGGCAGATGCTATGTTCTTTATTACTTCAGCAGGGCTTAGAGGGTCTGAGGCTTTAGAGGTTTTAGAAATGTCGGCAAAAGCGTCTGCATCAGGATTAGGGGAAACCAAAATAGTTGCTGATTTGGTAACTTCAGCTATGAATGCTTATGGATCAGCTGCATTGAATGCAAAACAAGCTACTGATATTCTTACTGCCACAGTTCGGGAAGGAAAAGCTCAGGCAGATGTTTTGGCTTCGTCAATGGGTATGATACTTCCGATTGCTTCCAATATGGGAGTTGCATTTAATCAAGTTGGAGCTGCCGTTGCTGGTATGACCAGAACAGGTACGAGCGCTCAAACAGCGTCAATGCAATTACGTCAGATTTTAGCTTCTTTATTGAAACCTTCCCAACAAGCAGAAAAAGCTCTTTGGGAAATGGGGACTTCATCCGAAGCATTGCGTAAAACTATACGGGAAGATGGATTACTCGCAGCATTGACAAAAATAAAAGATTTATCTGAAAAATATGGAGATACTGTTATGGCTAAAGTATTTCCAAACATTCGGGCTTTGTCTGGGGTGTTGGATATTATGGGGTCTAATTTAGAAGATAATAAAAAAATATTTGCAGAATTAGAAAATGCTGTTGGATCCGCAGAAAGAGCTTTTAAAGTAACTTCAGAAACAGCAGAACACAAATTTAATGTGGCAATGGCTTCGGCAAAAACCGTACTTACTGTTTTAGGTGGAACTGTGTCAAAAGAAGTTATACCTATTTTAGAACGATTTGCTGAAAAGATGCAAAACATGATAACATGGTTTGAAGGTTTGAATGATACGCAAAGACGAACAATTGTGCGAATTGCCGGTCTGATTGCGGTAATTGGGCCCTTATCAATGGCGCTTGGATGGTTGGTAGGAAACGTCTTACCAGGTTTGTTTACAATAGGCACGAAAGTTATAAAAATGCTTAGAATCATGACATTTGTAATGTTGAAAAATCCTATTATGATGCTTGTAACGGGAATAGGTATAGCTATTGCTGCACTTATATCACTCAAGAAAAAAACAAAAGAAGCAGCAGATGCCCAATCATTTTTCAATAGTGCATTGGAAGAAGGAAGAGCATTGTTAGAAGAATCTCAATCTATCGAAGATCGTATGAAACTGTTGGGTACTTTAAATAAAAGACAATTAACGGAATTCCAACAACGAATAGAAAATCAAATAAAATTAGAAGAAAATTTTACAACTGATTTATTAACAGAATTTAAAAGAAGATTAAAAACGGATGATAAACTGGCAAGATTAAGAAAAAATCTTATGGAATCAGAAGATGCCGCACATAGTTGGCATCTACAAAAATTGATTAAATTCAGAAAAGAATTTATCATGGAAGATTTGGAATTGGAAAATCAGGCAAATCAAAAACGAATGAAATTATTGAATTCATATTTAATTCAAGTGGAAAAGGCATTAGCCGGAATTAAAGAAGAAGAAGTTAAAGTATTTATTTCTGAAGAAACTGTTGCGGCAATGTTAGAATTTAGGACTGAATTGAAATATGTTGATAAAATGGTTGAATATTTAGGAAATAAATTTGAGGGAACATCAGGGCAAATTGAAATTTGTAATCGGACACTGCAAACGCTTGCCCGATTAGGACTTGCAAAAACCAGTGAAGAAGTTCAGGAAGTTCTTAAAGAAATGAAAAAATTAGAAGAACAAATGAAAACACCTGTTGCTTCATCACTTGAAGGATTAATTGGGCTTTTAACAAAGATGACTGAACGTACCAGAATTACTAAAGGCATTGTTAAAGATTATACCGGTGAACTTGCTAAAATGGCATGGATGAATGCTGCTATTGGAGATACTTATGATAATGCGTCTATACAACTTCAAATATATACTAATGCATTAAATCAATTTTATGATGTTGGTATAAAAAGTGGTGAAGCGGTGGATTTTCTTATTGCAAAAATAAAAGAATTAAATGCAGCTGAGGAAATAGGGACAAGACTTTTTATGGCAAAAGCACAAGTAATGCAAGATGTGATGGGATTAGGGATAACATTGGCTGATCGGCAGGTTGCAAAACTTGATGAACAATACGAAAGAGATATTACTGCGGCAAGCAATAATGCCCAACAAAAAATAAAAATTGAAGAAGAATATAATAAAAAGAGAAGTGCCCTTTTGAGAAAAGCAGCTATTGCAGAAAAACTTGCCGGGATATTTAGTATTGCAATAAATACTGCAAAAGGAGTTATGGATGCTATGAGTAAAGTTGTTACTATACCTCTTGTCCCCTGGATTATTGCTGCCGGAGCTATTCAAGCAGCCGCAGTACTTGCACAACCTATACCAAAAATGGCAGGAGGCGGTATTATTCCTCCCGGGTATCCAAATGATACTTATCCCGCAATGCTTACTTCTGGTGAAGAAATCATTCCTGCCGGTAAATTAAATCGTCAACCGGTTGTGGTTAATTTAATTGGTGAATGGGAATTGAAAGGTGAAAATATGCATTATATAGTAAAAGAAGTTGAACGCAAACATAAAAACAATTTTTAGCAATGGCACATGTACTTGAATATTATCATGAATATTATGACATCGGAGGTACGCTTCACCGGGTAGAATTATTACAGGATGGTTATTCCGGTGGTTCAACGCATATCAAAAAAAGTGATGCCGTTCCTGTTAGAATGAGACATACAGGATCGAAAACTGATTTTGAAAAAACAATTATTCAAGGACAGGAACTTGTATTTTCATTTCGTGTAGCACGTGATGATGTAGACACTTTTGATACCCTGTTTGAATCTGATTATAAAGATTACAAAGTTAAATATTATGTAGGGGAAGAACTTGAATTTGAAGGATATGTTAAACCTGAAAATTTAAGTAAACAATTTTCCAAAAATCCTCCTTATGTGGAAATCACACTTTCCGCTACTGATGCACTTGCAGATTTGAAAAATATTCTTTTCGGCGATGGTTCAATTATCAATGATAAATTGACAATTCTTGAAATCTTAAAATACGCACTCACACCGATAGGAATCACATTAGATTTTCAGATACAACTTGGCACATATGAAAGCACTTACATGGCTGCTACTGAATGTGCTTTGAAAGAAATTGTTGTTGATGCACGGAGATTTTTCACAGAGAAAACAGGTAAAACTGAAATTTTATCTTGTCATGAAGTTATTGAAGCAGCGCTTAAAGATTTTTCAATTACTTTTAAACAACGTAAAGGCAAATATCAAATAACCAATCATAATGAATTAAATAGTTATCAATTCATATTTGATTGGTCAACCCTGACACAACAAAGCCGCACGGCAACGGGTAATATTGTTGATATGATTGGGTATAAATATGATCCGGGTATTGAACAGCAAAAAATAAGACCATTAAAAACAGTCGCTATAACTCATAAAAATAAAGATTTAGGTGAACCTTTAGTAGGCGTTGATAATTGGAATAACTGGGTTATTGATTTTTATTCACATACCGTATTAGCTGGCAATGTATTACAATTATATAGTTCAGGAGAATCCTATGATGATTATATTCAATATACGGCAGGTTTTACAAAAATAACAGAAAATGATTATATAAAAATAACATTTGATGAAATACTTCACGCTTTTACTGGTGGTGGAATACCTTCAATAAAAATCAAGATTGAAATAACAAGACCGGACACAAGTACACTTCCACCTGTTTATTTTCCTTGCTATGGTGAATGGAATACTTGTGAAAGTTATTTAGCACCTGCATTTAAAATAACAGCATCTGGTGATTATATAATAAAAATATCATTTATCCCTGATCCATATAATATCTGGGATTGGACTACTGCAACATTTTGGGTTAAAGATATGGTTTTTTCAAAAATTATAAACACAACCGAAGAATACGATCTTTCAAATATTACTTATGATAAACATTACCGCCAAACTTCCGGTAAAGGAATAGAAATTTTTGAAACAGAAACTTTACTTGCTGATACTTTACAGGTATCTGAAATAGGAGCTTTATTGGCAAATGGCGGGGCTGCAAATACAGCTTCCTGGAATACTTATGGGCATACTGAAGGTATAAGAATACTTGATATTTACGCAAGAAATATTCTTAACAACCGGTATAATTACAAAAATTATCTTAGAGCTGAAATTTCTGATCGTAATAATAATATTGATTTTGATAAGATTTTAACGATTTTAAGTAAAAATTATGTATGTATTTCTTATGATCGGAATTTCAAAGAATGTCTAATAACAGTTGAACTCATTGAACTTTTAACAACCCAGCAAGATTATAGTTTAATCAGTGAATTTTCTTTGGATTCTGTAGATGGCGTTCCTATCAAAGAAGGAGTTAATATCAATGTGGTAACTTCAACAACAACTCCTTATCATAATGAACTTGGTGGATTATATGGGGCTTCGCCTTATAATCATTTATCGGCGGCTGCTTATACTAATGTAGGAAATCTGGCTTCAATGGCATATCAGGCAACTGCTTCATATTACACGGCTGCCCAATTAAATGCCGGACAGTTAAACAATCTTTATTACACAGAAACAGAACTTAATGCCGGTCAGCTTAATAATTTATATTATACCGAAACCGAAATAAATACCTGGAGAGCCGAAGTAACTCAGACCGAAATGGGTTATTTGCATGGGGTGGCTTCAGATGTTCAAACACAAATCACAGCAAGGGCAATTATTGGAGCAGATGCAGCAAATGATCGGATAGCCACATGGACTGGTGCAACTACAATAAAAGGTGAACCAAATCTTACTTTCGATGGGGCTGTTTTAACAAACAAGGGACATAGATATCAACAATTCTCAACTGAAGCAGGAAAAACAGATTGGAGATTAACTTTAGCAAATGAAGATGCTGATCTTGCAAAAATCTTTAATTATGACGTTGGTGGAGCTGCTTTTAAAAATATGGTTTTAGGAAATACTACTAAGCTTCTTTATTTAGATTTAGCAAACACAAGGATTGGAATAAATAGAAGTGATCCTGCATATACTTTTGATATCAATGGAACTGGAAGATTTGTTGGTAATTTATATGGAGATGCAAATGTCCAACATAAAGATTTCACTACCGGATTTCAGGGCACAAACTGGCAAATAACTGATGCAGGAAACGGTGAACTTAATAATTTGTTAGTACGTGGTGGATTAACTGTTTATGAATTAATACTTAATCGTTTACACTATCAATGTGGCGGATTGATTATTGGCGCTGGTGGTGGAAAAATCAAAACAATTCATGTTGCAACACAAGGATCGGAACAATTGGAATTTGAGGATCCGGCAGGAAACAGTATTTTGCCTTTCACAGTTGGGGCAATAGTAATGGTTCAGGATTTTGATTTAAACCGGACAACAATTGTTAAAAAAATAGTCAGGCAGGTTGCTTCAATAACCGGACAGGTACTTACCCTGACAACTACGGCAGGATGGGTAATCGGAGATGATGTAGGTGCATTTGCATACGGTGATGAAGTTCTGGCAATCGGGCATGTATCTAATGCTGCATTGGATGCAAGTCTTTATTTCAGTGCAACAGATTCAGATAATCCTTTTTGCAGGGTATTTGATGGGGTGGATTCGTATGCAAAATGGAGCTTAGGAGATAAGACTACAATAAAAATGCAGTGGGGCAATCTTGCGAGTTTGGCAGGTTATGATATTGTGCCGGCGGATCCCGGATATGGATTTTATTCTGATAATGTTTTTTTAAAAGGAAAAATTGTAGCGACTTTAGGCGAAATTGGTGGTTGGACAATTAGTTCGACTGCTTTAACAGGCGGGGCAAACGCAACAACAATAGCATTAACTCCTGCGACCGGAATCCATATGGGAAACGCTGTTTTTGCAGATGCTCCATTTTCGGTCACAAATGCCGGAGTTTTGAAAGCAATAAGCGGCACAATCGGTGGATGGACGCTTGCATCAGATGCTCTATATACAGGAACGAAATATATAGCTGATGATTGGAGTGCAACAGGAATCACACTTGCAAATGATGGGGCAATACATACACCTAATTTTTATGTTAATACCAATGGCGAAATAGGGTTAAGACAAGTTGAAAGTGTTTTGTTTAAAACAGACATTAATAATTTAGGGATAAAAATTGCAGGAGGACATATTTGGGAAAATGAAATTAATTCAGATATTGGATATATAACAATTAATAATGAAGGTCATAATGGAACTATGGATCATTTTAGACAACTTCAAATATATAATGGGAAAGGGGCAATGTTGGCGGAATTTAGTGGGTATTATAATAAAGTTAAATCATATGTTCTTTTGGAAAGTTCTGTAAATATTATTGATGGATATGCTGCTTACTTCTTCAATGATGGTAACCAGTCCAGCAGATATGGTATAGGCATACAATATGGAAAGGATATTCGTGATGGAGTAGCAGATTATCCTATTAGATTTTATGATGGTGATGGTGGTTTATCAGGATATATACTATCAAACGACACTGATTTAACTCTCACACATATATCAGATATTTCATTAAAAGAAAACATAAAAGATTATACTATCAATGGGCTTGATATTATTGATCAATTACAGTACAGATCATTCAACTTGAAAAAGAATCCAGATAAGGATAGGATAGTCCATGGTTGGATAGCAGATGAAGTTGAAAAGTTTTTACCTGAAATGGTATCAGTGGATCCTGAAACAGGATTGAAAACGATCAGTCAAACAAGGCTGATTCCTGTTTTAGTAGCTTCTGTAAAGGAATTGAAAAAGAAGATAAAAATATTGGAAGCTCAAAAAAATTAATGGTAAATCATTTCTCTTGTTGTTAAAACATTAAGATGTCCAAATATGATAGATTCTTTATTATAATGATAAGAATTTCCTGTAAACATATCTTTTTCTTTGTTGTATTTTCCATAATATATAATAGAATAAAATTGATTTAGATGTACTTTAAAAGAAATTGTTGAATCATTCTCACTAAATTTAAAAATTTCCAAATGGTAAGTATAATATTCAATATCATGAATATTGAGAATTTCAAAACAGATGTTTAAACTGTCTGTTCTTTCTTTGTTGGTTGGCATATAAGTTGTCCATTCACCTACAAAATAGGGTTTGATTTCATCTCTCTCGCATCCTAAAAATAGGAATATGAACACTAATGTTAATAATAACTTTTTCATAATTTTTGATTTTTAGTTTGAATAATGATTTAAATATACTATATTATACAAAAAATTTTTGAAACAACTATATAAAAATAATAAATGTTTAACCAAAACCAAAAAAATCATGATTGTAAATTTAAAACACGAAATTCTCGGCATTGATGATAAGCCAATTATCAATCCTCAAACGAATCTACCAAGGACTCTGCAAAGTGTCATTATCGGAGCATTATTGTTCCCAAAAGGCAGGCGTAATCCACAGACCGGTGCAATAGAACAACCGGAAGACACTGATAAAGAAAAGTTTGAAAAGTATGAACTTTACAAAAGAGTGAAAGCTGTTAATGTTGACGTGAAAAATGCAGATACAACAATTGAACTTACAGCTGAAGAAATAAGTAAAATTAAAAAACTGATTCATGAAATTGAACCCCAGCTTATTATGGGTCAGTGCTGGGATATGTTGGAAATGGGATACACTAAAAAAGACAAGAAATGAGAATTATCAACATGATAGTAATACATTGTTCCGCAACAGAAGAAGGGAATGACTATTCGGTTGCGGATATTACCCGTTGGCACAGAAAGCGTGGATTTTTTACTATTGCGTATCATTTCCTTGTACATCCTAATGGAACGATAGACGGGGCAAAAGAAGGATGTAGACCGATAAGCCGGATCGGAGCGCATGCTAAAGGTAAAAATCTTCATTCAATAGGTATTTGTTATATTGGCGGTATGAAAGACGGGAAAGCATCAGATACCAGAACTGTGATACAAACACATTCTTTAAGAGGGCTTGTTAAGGCATTACAATCAATGTTTGTTGGAGCGGAGGCTGTGGGGCATAGAGACCTCAGCGTTGATCTAAATGGTGATGGTGTTATAACAAAAAGTGAATGGATGAAAGAATGTCCTTCTTTTGATGTAAAAACAGAATTATGAAAATTTCAGTATATTTGACTTTCAGTAAAATTTGTGCCGGTGTAATAATTCTAATGAGTGTACTTTATGGGTTTATTTATAAAGATTCAACTGTATTTTTAGCCGGTGTAGGAATTGGAGCAGCCGGACTTGGCTGGAGACAACATAATCAAACAATTAGAAATAATGGGAAAAATTAATGTTTATCGAATACTGTTTTTCATCTTACTTGGTATGTTATTGGGATTTGGGGCAGGCGTTTATGTAACTACAAAAACAATTCTTAATAATATGCCTCCATCTCAGGAAATTTCAATAGGTAAAATGAAACTTAAAGGGCAGGGGAATGTATTAGATGCTGATTTGTCCAATGAAATGCCAGTGGAAAAAAAGAAAAGAAGAAAAAAGTAACATTAAATGTCTTTAAAAAAATCATTTAACATACACATCAATAAATACCATTGTTGTTTTGCCCAACCTGTAAATTTTTGCCCCTGCCGGTGAAATAATTTGCAATGAAGTTTTTGTATATGAAGCCTCATTTCAAGTTCACTGATTTTTGCTTCGAGTTCTTTTATAGTTTTTTTTGCCATCCGTTTAATATTTTTTTTATTTCTATGGAGTTATCCACATATTTCCAAAGGAATCCACCACATGAATGTCTACGTCCTTTGCAAACAGCATTTATGGCGGTTTGATCAAAACCGTCGATTTTACCGGCATCTTTCCCACTTTTATATATTTTTATTACCTTTCCATCCTGATCCATTTGAATAACCGGTTTTCTCCCAGCGCAATATTGTGTCCCTTCTTCCCACCCAGCCACAAAAGCCCAGGCAATTCGATCACGGACAAAATAAGCATCAAAAACTTTTTGATCTGTAATTTCGATGGTTAATTTCTGAACTATTTTCAGCGCATCCATTTACGATGGTTCAATTTCTTTTAATATATCTTCAATTGTTATTTTTAAGCATTTTAAGAATTCAATATCAATACTATGAATTGCAAAGAGATTACCTACTTCACATGCTTTGAAACTTATTAATTTCTTATCATGAAATATTGCTTCAAAATTTCCAAAACCTTTGTGATCCCATGTTAATGTTTTTATTTCTACTTTTTTTTCTGTTGTTTCCATAATTTCTTCTTTTATTTCTATAATTTTAATTTATTTGAGTGATACCTTTCACTATTTTTGTTTCGAAAACTTTGTCGGCAGCTTCAATAATATCTTCCCGTGGTATACGTTCATCACTAACCATGATAATTTGAAAATTAAGTTTTTCAGATATTTGTTTTATCATTTCTAAAACACGCTGGTTGGGAATTCGCCCTTTTAAATGTTTAAATGGTTCATCCAATATTATAACATTCCTGGATCGTGGCCTTTGCATACTCCAGGATGCAATTCTAAGGGCAAAAGCAGCTACATCAACAGCTCCTATTCCTGATGAAGATATAGGATCTACCTGATGATCATTCCGGACAAAAAATAAATCACATTCAGTTTTATTCCGCCGTTGGACAAATTCTACTTTCAATTCATATGGATTGTCAAATACCGCTGCAAGGGCAAGGGAAGTAATATCAGAAATATGAAAAGAAAGTTGAGTTTGTGTTTTTATACCAATTACTCGAATAATTTCTCTGGCTTGCTCATGTCGTCGTAAATCTCTGCCTTTTTCTTTTATTTCACGATTGGAGGAAATAATGGATCTTTCAATTTCCAACTTTTGCCCTTTTTGCTGTTCTAATCGGTTACGTAGTTGTTGTATTTTATCAAACATTATATTTTTCCTCCAGTTCTTCCGAGCCTTTATTTATTCTTTCATTAAACTGCTCAATTTCATTTTTCATTGTTTGTGCTTTTTCTTTCGCTTTTTCAACAGAATTGCAATTCCATTGCTCTTTCAATTCTTTCATTACATATTGCTGACGCCCTTTTAATTCAGAGATTTTTGATTTGGCAACATCAATTTCTTCTTTGAGTTTAAATAATTCTTGTTCATTCATAATTATTTATTTTTAAGTTCATTTGTTATCATGATAATAATTTGATCACTTACAAATTTAAGTTTAGTAAGCATAGGTTTTACTTCTGTGTAATGTGCTTTATTATTACTTATTTTTTTAATCATTTTAATAACATCATTATTGAATTGAAATCCTGATGATATCTTTGTCCTTAAAGATTCTTTCGTTTTTCGTATCATGATTAATGTTTTTAATTTTCATTTTTGCTTTTCTTTCATTCTCTCCTACATTAATTAGTTTGCATAATAAATAAACGAATGCCACTCCTGCTCCAGCCAGGCAGGTAAGCATGATTTTCAAAACTTCATTTCCATTTTCCATGATTATAATGGTTTAATTATTCAATCAATTTTAGTAAAATTGTTTGCTCCTTTAACGGACACCAATCTGGGTTAATTGGTAGAAAATTTTTATCTTCTAATATAATTGTATAGGCATCAGAATTCTTTTTTTCTTCTAAACGACATGTCCATCCATCACAAAAATCATTCTGATCTATTACGGGGCAATTGATACATCCTTCAATATTAATTGTTTTCATAGTATTTTATTGATTATAGAATTATAATATTTTGCACTTCTAAGATTTTTATATGGATTATCCTTCTTCTTACCATTAGAAAATTCACAACATAAACTATCATGTCCATTTATAACATCATCATCATGACAACCACATTTACATTCCATTATTGTAGCCCATCTGTATTTATCATAATTTTTACAAAAATGGCAATTACATTTATTCATAATATTTTAGTGATTAATGTTATCCTTAATTTCTATATTTATCTATTAGTCAATTCTATAACAAGCTATTGCGGCATTTGCAATTAATTTTCCTGTTTTGATACTAAATAAACCATATCCACTTTTGCACTTTATATCTTTTTTTATTATACAATCAATCCAATGTTCACAACATTCGTTGTCATGTTTTGTAACAGTAAACTTATCACCTACAAATATAGGTTCAGCACTACCACAAATTAATCCTGTATTTTCTTTCATGATTAAGTTATTTTAGTGATTAACTAACTTGTGAATCGCCCAAGTATTCTTCTAATATTTCAAATGCTTTTAAAAAGGCTGCTTCTTCAGCTTTTTTACGAGATTTATAACCATGTTGTCTATCCCTTGTTTTATGTTGAATTTCATAACCAAACCCTAAAACTTTTGTATGATATTCACCCTTTAATGGAAATATATAAATTTCCTGTTCATCAAAGAAATCATATAAATCACGAATATCACCACCATACATGATAATATCATCCATTTCTAAAAATTCCTTTTTAGTCATTGTTGCTTTTGGATCACCTTTAAACCATTTAAAAAATAAATTAAATGATTTAGGATATTTTTTATTAATTTCTTTCCAGTTCATGATTATAGTATTTTAGTGATTAATGCTTTATTGTTTTCAATTTCAGCTTTGCAATACCGGTTATTTCCGACATTGATTGTTTTTGGAAATGATGAATTTTTGTCTTTGACAAATATATTTGCATAACCGTATAAGGGCTTACTTGCATTTTCTATTTTAACCTCTCTTTTTGAGGCTTCGTATTCTTCAACTAATCTCTCATAACGTATTTTTCCTTCAGGTTCTTCTTCGCCACCAGATTCCCGTATTGAATACATTAAAATATCCCAATCTGGCTTTGGTAATTCATGATACACAAAGATAACCTCGTTAGGCGTGAGTTCTATGTAACCTTGCTTTGTCATTATCTAACTATTTTGGTTAATGGCAGTCTTATTCGGTCCCACTTATCATGATACCAACGGTTGTTGAATTTCGTTAGTATACATCCTTCGCCTAATCCTGGCAATTCTCTCCTGGTTTTGTATTTTTTATCCATAATTTTTGTTTGCTTCATTGAAAAATTTCTATTTTACGTTTTTAATATACTTCCTTTTCTCCTACTAATTCTTTTAATTCTTTTTTGGATAATTGTTTTTGTTGATATAACTGTTTTGCAAATTCATACAGGTCAAGTGGATGAGTATTTCTCAATAATGTTATATCAGACATTTTATCCACTGCATTTTTCAAAAAACAATTATGCGCTATCACATTCAATTCCATTTCTTGTCTTATTGTTATTGTCATGGTTTCAATTGCTATTCTTTTCATAATTCCATTGCTTTCAATACTATATCCATAATCGGTTGACTAACCTGATTAGTCTGTGCAAACCGCTCTAAATTTTTTTCAAACTTTTCTTCTTCATCAATTTCCCATTCATCATCCAAACGTGAAATGAATGCTTTCATACGTTCATCCTGTTGTTTTTCCTGATCAATATACTCCCGGATAATCACATCTTGCTTAATTGGTAAGTAAACCGGTTCTACATGATTATTTTCTGCGTACCATAGATATACACAAGGTTTATGATCGATTTGATTTGCTTTATGCCTGGTAAGTGAACCGGGATTAACCAATATCCGATCTTTAAATCTTTCAATTATTCGTAATACGAATGATTGATGATTGTGCCCTGTTACAATAAGATCATATTCGGGATATTTTTTAAGTAATTTTGCTGCTAACGGATCAGTACATCCCGGCCAGGGAAGTTTGCTTTTGTAGGTCATGATATGCCAAACAAGTATTTTTGTATTTGTAATTGGAAAAAATAAACTGGCTTTGGAAGGTTCAGCCAACCAATGACATCCAGGCAGTATTTCTAATAATCCAGCAGATTTTAAGGTATTAACACCACATTTATAAGCCAAATCCACACTATGTTGAGGCAAGTCATGATTACCGTATATAGTCCGGAAATTGTTAGGCAAATGCCGAATAGTTTCGGTTAATAGATAAGGGGATGGTTTCCAATGTTCAAATAAATCCCCGCTATGAATAACCGGACAATTATATTTTATTTGTAATTGCCGTATAAAATCAACTTTATTCCATTGTGCCTGCCAAAAATCATCTGTTCGACAAATCGGTTGGCTTTCCCGCAAATGAAAATCAGCACACAATATTAAGTCAGGATTTTTGCTTTGTTTAGTTCGTTTCATTTCATTTCTTTATAGTTCTTTCTATTTTTATCCATTCGTTAGGATTTGAAATATTTATAGTTCGTATAAGAACTGCATAATATACATTTACTTCATGAACTATATACGCTTTAGAACCACCAATATTTCTAACAATATCACCTACTTCTAATTCTTCTATTGATTTGATTTTCGTTTCTTTCATTTCATTTTATTAAAATTTTATTTACTTTCTGATTGCACAATGGACAAATATCTGGGAAAATTTCATTGAATTCCTGTTCTAATCTCTTTGCTGTACTTTCAGCATCTTCCCGTTGTCCTTTAGTATCATTTATAATAATAATTAATTCCTTTAATTCATTCAACTTTTCTTTCTTATCTTTTCTACTTTCAAATAAACTTAATAATTGCAAAACAGATTTTTCTGCAGTAATAATAATTGATTGTTCTTGCAAATCATCGGATATTTGTTCTGCTTCCTGAATAAGACGATTCAATAATCCTTGTTCATGTCGCTTAGTGTTTCGTCCTCTAATACATTCCAAAACATTATTAAGAGTTTTTTCAGCTTTAATTATTTTGGATTTTTCTTTGATTTGTTCTGTTATATCCTGCAAAGAATTAATTGCCTTAATTAGTTTGTTTTGAGAATTGATTTTGATGATTAATTGATTTTGTATATTTTCCAAAACTTCCACATCTTCTTCAAACATATCTAAATGGGTAAAACTTTTCAATTTTTCTTCTGATTGCTCCACTTGTTTTTTACCGCTTGTGATATTCTGCTCAATTTCCTTGATCCATTGCTGTACTTTTCGCAATCCATTATCAATTTGATCTAAATGAGCTACATGATTAAAATGTTGGGCAACTTCCCCAGGACTGGAATCTAATAGAAAAGGACGATCTAATTGCTGTTGTAAATTGATTTCATTTAGATTCAAGGCTTGCCGAATTTCATCAGGGACTTCTGTTCCAAAGGCTTTAAATAATTGTTTTCCAAGAACGTATTCATTACCTGCTTGATCTTTTAGACGAATAATTTTTTGATTATCTGTTATGATTTCAATTGAAGTACAACCACCCCAAAGAGATCGAAAATCATCTCCTTGAGGACGATTCCAAATTAACCAACGCAATGCCCGAATAATAGCAGATTTACCGGAATCCGAAAGTCCTATAATTACATTAACACCATTTACAAATTCTAATTTGGAATGCTTGTGGGATTGAAAATTTCGTATTTCAAGGGATTGAATCATATTAGTACATTGATATATGTAAATTATATTCATCACTTGATGTGATATTTCTACCATAAGCATCTTTATACAATTTTCTAATAGTGTTACTTACAGTTTCCCTCCATTCATTGGAAGTTGATCTATAACCAAATTCCTGCCCTCCAATATCATTACTGGCAGTTTTAATTAATATCTCCAAAGCCCTTTTTTTAGTAAGTTTTGATTTATTCATTATAATTTTGTTCAAGTATTTTAAAAAACTTCATTGCATCCATTATAATTACCGGAGGTTTTTGGCTTCGTTTACAAACTAACAACCAATCAGTTTCTTTTGTTTGATTCTTTTTTGCTTGTTCAATCCAACCTGGTATATTCCAAGTCTCCTGAAATTTACATTCTACCGAGAATGGAAATAATTTACGGACTTGACTTTCCATTCGTATATCTGTTCCACTTTGTCCCATTGGTCGTGATTCAATAGGTTTATCTTCCCCAGAACTACCCCATTCATATCCGGTTAATTCGGATACTTTTTTACATACCCATTGCTGTAAATGCCGTCCTTTAGCTTTTGCTGATTGAGGAGTGATTCTTTTTTTCTTTGTTGGTTTAGTCCGTTTCATTTTTGTTTTATCATCTTCTGATATTTTTCAAAAGTAATTCTTCCTTTAGCATATAATGATACTGCTTGATCCACAGCACGTTTGTTACGTCCGTGTTTTTTTGCCCCTCCTGATTTTTTACCTTCTTTTTTCATAGCTATAATTCCCTAAGTTGTCTTTCTAATGAATCTAATTGATTCTTAAGCACTTCATTTGTGCTTTCAATATAACCCCTTGTTAACATCTCTAACTTAGATAAGAATATATCATCATATATTCCACTTGGATTCATAATAACGCCATTACTATTAAATCCAATAGATAAATTTACATTTCTACAACCATCTCTTCTTGTACTAATACACACCACATCAATCGGGTCATCAATCATTTCAATCTTACTTTTAACATCCTTAATTCTTGATGTTAATTTGTTACCTTTTTCTAATTGTTCTTTTGTCATGATTACCTTATTTTAGATTTACGTTCAGATTCAAATTTTCGTTCAATTCGTTCCCAAAGATCAATAACTTCTTCTTGCAAAACATTCTCTAATTCCCCATCTTCTACCATTTGTATTGCCCCTTCCATAGATTTATTTGAAATTCCTCCGCATACATAAACTTCTGTTTTTGTATAATCTTTAATAAATTGTAAGTTTTGCCTAATATCATCTATTCCATAATCAAATAAGATAGTCAATGGAGCCGTACGATAAGGCTTCCAAACAGAATTTCCAAACACTTCCACTTCAACATTAACACCATTTATACGTTCAACTTCTTTACCTGCAAATGTTTTTTTTGCTTTAATTTTTTTTATGATAGATGTTTTCAATCGCAAACTGGAATAAAACCCAATGGCTTCTCCACCAGGACTTTTATATTTCGGACCGAATTGCTCAAAACTTTGACGGATTTGATTACTACACACCATCAGATAATTTTCTTTAGCAAGTATTCGACAAGTCTTTCGTAATTCTTCACTAAATTCTTTTGCTCGGCGCGCTCCGTATTGATCTTTGTCTTCCATTTCCATATCAGTAGACAATGCCGCAAGTGAATCAGCAAAGATGCCGTGTATTCCTATTCCTTCAGGTGCCCATTTTCGTACTGCTTTAAATACTTCAGGAACAGTATCCGGATTACCATAATTCATTTCATTAGTATTCAAATCAAATATTTGTGCAAATTGTTTGTTTAAACGTGCTTCCGGATCATGAAACATCACTTGTCCGTATTGTCGCTGGATTGCACCGGCTATTTCACACAGTAAAACAGTTTTGCCTGACATAGTTGGCCCGAATATTTCAACTAATATACCAGCAGGTATTCCACCACCCCGAACACGGCCGCCGGATATAGCAAGATTTAATAAGGTCGATCCCGTACTGATCATAGTAGTTGTATCACCATCATATTCCGGTTTCTTTTTAACATCCCGGGATACTTTACGTTTTACTTGTTCACTAAGGGAGAATGCATGTTTCGTTCTTTTCATTTCACATGGGATTCAAACGCTGCAAGAATTGTATGAACATAATTATTACTAATCCCTTTATTTTCCAATTCAATTTCCAAGTTCTTTTGAAAAAGTTCTAAATTCAAATTAGATCCTACAGGACATGAAGGTTTGTTTATTAATCGCCATTGATAAACAGCGTTATCCACAATTACTTCAATAAGCTTTTTTACCGGATTTGTAATTTCTTTATTTCTGTACCATTCATCCATTTGATCCTTTACTATTATTGATTTTGTTATCTCTTTGGATAAGGCATAAAGAGATAAATAAGAACTAACTTGCGGGGTTAAATACGCCCCGACAAGTTTTCCCGGAATAGATACTTTCTTATTTCGTATTTTAAATATTTTTTTCATCATTCTTGTACTTCAAGACAATCATCCCATTTATCACATTCATCACAATCATTCGGATGATCCCCGCAATCCTTACCAAACACATGACCATGTGGACATTCATTTTCATTATGCGGTTCTATTTTTTCTTCATGTTTCTGCCGGGTGAGTTTAGGTGATTTTGGTAAATCCTCTTCTTTTTCTTTTTCTTCATGAAGATTGGTTTTTGGCTTTCTATATGATGATGTTTTTGGTTTTTCTTCTTTTTCAATTTCCACCACTTTGTCATCCGATTCATCATCTTCTGAATCTTCCATTTCCAGGAATTTGGCTTCAAGTTCCTTGTAAGAAAGAACATTCAATAATTCATCCAGATTAGGAACTTCATCCAAAATATCTTCAGTGTATTTTTCTTTTCGATCTAAAAATTCTATATCACGTGTTTTTGGAAATAAACTTTTACCAAATTTCTCCCATCTGAATTTGACTTTCAATGTCAATCCTTCTTCCAAATCTGGAAATATACCATTATCTGTATCTTCTTCAAGTTGATCGTTTAATTCATTTTGGAATAAGAACCAAGACATATCCCACACATAAATACTTTCATCATGATCTTTTGAACCATACGGAATAACCGCATACAAATCTCGATCTTTTGCTGCTACATCTTTAAGATCATCCCAATCCGTTCCTTTTCTTCTTTGGTCAGCTACCCATGCACAAACAGGACATTTCTTACCAATAGAAGTAGGACAAACAAATGTATCATTGTTGACCCCAATATTGCGGTGAACTTTGAATGGTCGTTTGTACCAATGTGAATCTACAACCGCACATTCTGTATCAATATCACGATCAGGGTGATTGGAATCAGTAACTACATATGGAATAATGTCCAGGAGAATTTCACGGGTTTTTTCCTTTAAAGTGAGTGCTTTTACCCCTTCCGGAAGATTAAGATAACCATAAGAAGCCACTTTTTGCCTTTTGGCATCATTGACTGTTTGATTTCTAAAATTACTTTTTCTTTTTTTCATTTTTTTCAGTTTTTGATTTTTCGTTTAAAAATTTTTCAATAATATTTAACCATGCTTTCATTTGTATTTTACTTAACAAATAAAAAGCTAAAGAGGCTAAAATTCCATAAGCAATATATGTAATAATAGTAATTATCATTTTTTATTTTTTTGTTGTTGGTAATACAAAGCAAAGTTCTTGCACTTTTTGAAAAGGATTTAAATTTTTTCTTTCTTTCATGATGAATTCTTTATCATTTTTTTGATTTTTTCTTTTCACAATAAGTTCTTCACCATGTTTTAGATAATTTATTTTATTATATAAGTTAGCAAGTATTCTTTGATCGTTTGCGGTTTCTGCTCGAAATGCACAATAATCTTGTTTTACATCTAATTTCATTTTTGCCTCCTCATCATTTTTTTACCTACATTTGTATCAACCCGTTTTTGTTTCTGTTTTTGTTCCCACTCATAGGATAAGTCACGGGGAACTTTTGGTCCGGCAAAATATTGTTGTCCATATAATTTTACAAGATTTTCCAATGCTGTTTTTCTTTGTTCAATAGCAGCAACAGCGCCTTTTGCTATTTCTGCCTCAAACCGGGCTTCAATATACTTTGCATTCGCCATTATATATTTTTGTTGCGTGATAATTGTATTAAAAATGGCAGATTCTGTTATTTTAGTAATATCAAACTTTTCAGGATCAAGGCGAATTTCTTTATCTAATCCAGCTTTTACCAAATCCAATCTTTCTTTTTCGTTATCTGCTTCCATTCTTGTTTCAGCAGCATGTCTGGTGTATTTCATCATTAACCGAGCCTGTGATAACCATTCTATATCCAAAGCATCCGGATCAATTTGTGTGTCTTTTTCGTAATTCATGATTTTGTTTTATAATTTTGTTCTATAATTTCCATTATTTGATTCTTCAATATATGAGCAACTTCGTATTGCTCATTATCAATAGCTTGTTGATATTGAGTTAATAAGTCCGGTTTTGGTTCATGTTCCTTAGCGAATTTGCGGACAGCTTTATGTAATATTAATGCAGCTTCAACTGGACTTTTATCTGTAAATGTCATTTCAGTAAAACTAAAAGCGAACTCAAATAATATGGTTTCTAAATCTTTCATTTTATTTTAAAATAAATTGTATCTTTTTTAATTGTTTTATCATAATTTTGAATACCATTCAGAGCATCTATTTGCCCCTGTCTGTATCCTTTATCAAAATTTCTGCTTTTAGAGCCTTCTGGATTATATGTACTTAATATAATCCAAAAAGATATAAATGCAACTGTGAAAGTAATCCACCATAAAATTTTCCAAACATTTGTTTTCATAGTTATTTAATTTTCTAATGATGATGGTATTTCAAACCTCAAGAAAAATATTTTTAATACATTAATTTCAGAATATGCATCATAAACAAATGAAAACAAATCTATGCTTTCATATTTAAACTTTTCATGTTCTATTTCTAAAATGTGAAATCCGAATAGTCCACATTTTCCTAAACTGATTGATAGTAAATTAATTTTCATATCATTAATTTTTTACTACTGTGTAGCATGATAGGACAAGCCCCGGAAAGCCCGAATTCCAAAAATTATCTACAAATTCCTCTAATACCAGTCCGGCACGTTCATTATCTGACTTTAACACGACAGCCTGAGCATATCCTAATACATGCCGACGAATGCCTTCCGGGTCTTCCTCTTTCAATCCATTGAGAATATTGCTTATTTTTTTCCATCCATCCCCTGAAATTAACGCCCTACATAATTCAATACTTTGTGATTGCTGTTCAGCAGACCTCTGGGCTACTTCCAAACGTTTTTCAGGATCAACCCTCAATACCTGGTCTAATATTTGAAGCGCGTTCCGGGGATAACCAAAACTATCCTGAATGATTTGTTCATATACAATCTTTGGTAATGTCTCCTCTTCTGCTTTCACCACACTCCGCAGTAATCCGAACATTTGTCGTTCATTCAGAGATTTAACCTGAAACTGGATGCAACGCCCTTTTATTGTCGATATCAGCTTTTGTGGTTCAGTAGTGCAAAGAACAAAATAAACATGTTCGGGGGTATCCTCTAATATTTTCAACAATGCATTCTGGGCATCATTCGTATTTTTATGCACTTCATCCAATAACCATACCCGACAATCGCCTTCCAGAGGTTTAAAATGTGATTGCTTACGGATTTCACGAATAGTATCAATTCCCCGGAAATCTGCTGAATCCACTTCCCGGAAATCCTGTCCTTTGCATTCAAGCCGATTAGCTATAATACGTCCAATAGTGGTTTTACCACAACCGGTCGGGCCGTGTATAAGAAATGAATGAGGACATGTTTTTTTATTACTTAACATTTCATTCAAAGTATCAATCACTTCAAAATTACCACGGATTTCATCCAAGGTTGTTGGTCGGTATTTAAGATATAGATTCATTTTTAACTATTTTCATCTTCAATAAATTTATCAATATAATAAGCGTACAAAACTGCATCCCCCTGGAAATTATTTCTATACCATATTCTGAATTCAATCAATGTTTCTCTTTGATACGCCTTCAGGATTGTTAGTGCATCCTTTTTTTCTCCTGCTTCAAGTAATTTTTCAATGTCATCTAATATGCTTTTTGCTTTCATTATTTTATAAATGTTAAATTAATAATTCTTTTATATATATTATACAAAAAATTTTTAAATTGAAATACTTTCCTTTTCAGCCCATGACCTATCTACCGGGCAAATCTCAAAATCCACGCTTAACGGAACGCTGATCCACGACCATGCTTTTCGCAAATCTTCACATGTAACACGTTTTATAACTTTCACAACATGTTGCAATTCAGTAGGGGCAACATCAAAAATTATTGAATCATGTATTTGTCCGATTAATTTGGTATCCCATTGTTCTTTAATCATGATTTTATCCAATTCAATGAATGACCATAAAAGGCAATGAAAAGCAGAACCACTGATAGGATAATTAGTAACTTCTTTTTTATTCATTACCCCGCTGCACCGAAAACCGGTTAATGTATCAATATAACCACGCTTTTGATATATACCCCACCACCGGTTTTTCCATGCCTGATAACCGGCAAACCGGTTTTCCCAGAAATCATATTCAATTTGTTCTATATGATCCGTAAAACCGTTAAAGGATTTAATGCCTTTTGATATTAAATGATCTGATAAATGCATTTCTTCAGATATTTTAATTCCCTGTCCGTTTTTCCATTTACTTTGCGGTAATCCTCCCCAACGACATGCCAGATTCACACCGCAATTTTTATAATAATCACCGTAAAACTCCGGAAATACAAAACCGTTTTTGGCAGCGCCCCTTAATATTTTATGCTCTACTGAAGATTCGTCAAATTTATCAATCATAAAAATCTGCTTCGCCATATCGGCATGCATATCAGAAGCCGGATTATTTATATATTTTATCATATTTGGATCATTGTGGTAGCAAGCACTTATACAAACTTCCAATTTTGAATAATCCACTTCCAGTAACTGATGCCCCGGACGGGGATATATTGCCTTACGGCAAGCCTGCATAGCTTCCTCGTCCCTGATTGGTATGTTCTGAAAATTCGGATGATCCGAACTGCTGCGATAAGTACGAACTAAATGCAAATTGAAAAATGGATGAATATAACCATTGACTTGTTCCCGCATGAATCCTTCTAGGTAAGTATCCCGTATCTTTTTCAATTTACGAATTCTCAATATATCATTCAATTCCGGTATGTTCAGTTGTGTCAAAGCATCCTCATCAGTTGATCCCTGCTCACCCACAGTTAATTTCACAGGTTTTAATCCTTTTTCCTTATACAAAAAATATCCTAATTGCATATTGGAATTAATATTTGGTTTATTTTTTGTTGTATGTCCCCAATGTTGGTAGAATTTACTTCGGTAAAATTTATCTTCTAACAGCTTTATTTTTTGAGTTAAATGTTGTTTTTGCTGTTCAATGTAATCTATGTCTACACGGATTCCTTGTCTTTCGGCTCTGGAAAAAGCCAAAATACCAGAATGTAACAAATCATATGCTATTTTAATATTTGGATTAAGATTCATGATTTTTAAACCATTTGTTTGGTGTTAATATCCTGTTAAAGTTCTTTATTACGCTTAAATCCCATATACAACCTCCTGATACATCCCAGGCACAAAACACCATTGAAAAAAATGTAAGAAAACTATTGTATTTAATATCAGAATAATTTATTATTTCAATTCCTTTATAATCATTCTTTACTTTTTTCCAATCAATATATGGTACATTTTTTATCATACATTTTTCATATCTTTTTTGAAATTCACATAATTCACCATTATCTGATATAACAAATACATCAGTCATATCAATATCTAATTCAAATAAATATTTTTTTATCCAATCAGGTTCTTCACCATAACACCAATCAAGCCATTCATTATTAATTCCATACCATAATCCAAGAGGTTTAAAACTTTCAATCCCTGAATAGCATTTAGAATTAATTAATGTTTTGGAATTCGTATTATGCACTCTTTTCATAATTTTCTTCTCCAATTATATTCTGATGCTGATATTTTGAATACTTCACATTTACTACCATCAGGCATCCAAAATTCAAAATCTTCCGGATTATATCCATTTTTTTTCAATTCATTAATCAATAATCCAAGCCAACTTTCCAGTGGGATATGTTTTTTACCATCAAATGCCGCGCTCACCCCGTTTGGAAAAGTATATACTATTTTTTTATTCATGATTAAAATTTTTATTTCTAAATCTTAATAAACCACCATTCTCTGCCATCAGTGCAATAATTAAATTCAATCTTAATAATTGCTATACATTTATAATATCCAAGAATGTAATCTTCTATAAATTTAATTACTTCCGGATAACAATGCCCTCTAAGCACAATGAAAGATTTACTATTATAAGCTAATCTTAGCTCATGTTTGTAATCATTTTCAATTTTTGTTTTTATTTTTGTAAGCTGTTCCATGGTTTATAGTTTTAAATAGTTTATAATTTTAATAAAAAAGAGGTTTACAAAGCGATCCTCTTAATACTATTTGTAAAGCCCGTTCATAAGTAATCTCATTATTTTTAATATTCATCATCTGTTCATACCTTTTTGATTCTCTCTTTTTTAATCTTTCAAAACGTGTTTTATCAAACATAATACCGAATGCACAATAAGCACATCCCGTAGATTTTTCTCCTTTATCATAAATATCACAATACTTTAAATTATTCTGCTTTATATATTTCCAAACATCTTCTTTTGTCCAAATTGATAAAGGCATGCATGTATTTCTTTTGGTATTAATACAACTGGTTTGGAGATAACAAATTCTTCTGATTCTGGAATCAATTGCTTTATCACCTATAAACATTCCATCTTTTCGAAATGATTTCATAGGTTTTATCTTTAAAAAATCACAGCATTTATCACTAATATCAAAAGGCGCATTGATTAAATATTGATATTTTTTCGGTAATTTGAATGATTTTGTCCTTGTTCCATCTCTTTTGATGCCTGTTAAATATAAATTTCTGGTCGCTTCATTACGGGGATTAGGATGACGTAAATCCCATATCATTCGAGCTGTTATTTTACTTATTAAAGGAAATCCATATTTATTTATAACTTCAGTAAAAGTAATATCCGGCTTAACTATTTTAACATTGTCTGTATTTTTAACAAATTTCAAAATTTCAGAAAATTCATTTGTAGTATTTGAAAATACTGCTTTTTTGTTTTTATTTATCATTCTAATAAGATGAAGCATTACAACGCTATCTATCCCTCCAGAGAACGCTATCGTACTATTTGGATACATAGAAAAAAAAGAATCAATAATGTATAAAGAATGATCTATTTTTTGTGATAATGTCCAATTAATTCTATCATTCAATTCTTTATTTGAAATTTTCATTAAAAAGGCAAATCATTATAATTCATTAATTCCATTTGAAGCATACTTAACCTGTATGCATAAATTGCATCAAGCCCGCAATATTCTAATAGTTTTTCCTGGCCACCAGGCTGTTTCAATAATTCATAAATCCTATTCATATTATTTCCACCCTTTGTTGTGGCCTGTAAATATGAGGTAATTTCACTTGCATAATCTACTATCCCAAAATTTACGTATGTCTGAAATTTTAAACCGGTAATACCCGGTCGATTATCCAAAACATGAGCAGCTAACATGCTATCCCATATCCAGTTTTGAATTGGTTGTTGTAATTGTTTAACGCCCCACACCTCCTCAAATTTTATATTGTGTGCTATTTTACCGATGTTAGGATTAGCAAGTAAATCAATGAAAGGTTGTCGTGCTTTTCGACTTTTCGGCATCATAAACACAAAACATTTATTTTCACTGATAGCCACAGCAGCACAAATAATCCGATGTCCTTTACTATGTGGTTTCAACCCGGTTGTTTCATAATCAATAGCAACTTTATCAATTTTAATAATATGATCCCCATATTTACCTTGCAAAGCAGATAGAATAGATAAATCTTCAATCGTTTCAATATTTGGTTCTTGATATACTGGAAAATATTGATGTTCAGGAAAACGTTCATTTGTTTGTCTAATAGCACGTTCCAAATCCTGTATCCATACTGTTTCTACTTCTTTTTCCGAACGGCTTACATAGCTGGAATGAAACATTGGACAAATCCAGGTATTGAAATCCTGATCAGGTATTGCCCATCCCCGCCATTTCATTATCCCTCCTAAGTCTTTTTTCCAACGATGTGCCAATAAGCAATACAAAGCAGAATTTCCTAACAATACAATCACTTTTGGTCGGTATCGTTCAATTGTTTGTAATATATTTTTCCGGCAACAATCAATTTCATAATTATTTGGTGTTCGGTTAATTCCTTCCTTATCTATTGGACGGCAATTTACTGCATTAACATTTAAACAATCTTCAAATAAATCTATTCCTAATCTGCGATATGTTTTCTGAAGTAATCTACCAGTTTTACCTTGCCATGGTTTACCCCGTTTATCTTCAATCTCCCCCGGAGCTTCCCCGATGTTGAGAATGCCTTTTTTGAAATTACCAAATGGTTTCATTTTTGGATTTAGTACATTTCTACATAATCCGCATGAAACGCAGGAATAAGTTTTGCCATCCGGGCGGAATTTTGATTCAGTTTGTTTTGTTGTAAAAAATCCTTGGTTCATAATGCTTTTTTCAAACGATACCATATTTGTGGCATCATTATAGGTGGAAATCTATAACAAAAATCTTCTCCTGTAATTTCAATATATTCTAAACTATCTTTTTTATTAACGGAAATATCGTAAAAAGGTAATTTTATTTTATTAATAAGAGAAACATTTTTCTCATTAAAAATACAAGTAATAATTTTGATGCGTCTTTTTTTACTTCCAGGGTACATTAAATAAATAGTTTTATGAGATATTGTTTCTACTGGTTGTAATATAGTATACAATTGTTCAAAAATACAGCTAATCTTTTCCTTAAAGGAAAATCGACGAACTTCCCAGTCACTAAAAAATGATTCCATATCAAACAATTTTTATTTCTATTCGTTCCATAACATTGATAAGTATTCCCAATTTTCACCTTCAAACTTCAAACGGTTTTCACCAAGTATACAGGTTAACGTTTCCGCCAAAATATCTTTTAAAAGATATGGAGTAATGGAAAATGTTACCGGGTCACCATCATATTTCATATTTATTTCTTCTTCAAACCACCCAGAATCAGATTCACTTCTTACTTTTAATCTTTTATCTTTTAAAGTGATAATAATATGCTCATCCAAAAAATGATCGCGTTTACTAAATACAGTGGCGCGATCCAACACTTCATTAATAGTTTTCGGAAAGGTAATCGGAACACCTTCCACATCCATAAGATGAGCGCATTCAGGAAATTTATCTTCAAACACCCGGCAGGATATGATTGTCCCCTCATCAGTTTGAAAATGCACCCATCCTTCACCCTCAGTAATCATTTCCGGCTCTAATTTAATTAGTTCTGCAACTGATGTGGCCGGGATCAGGAATGTTTTAATAGGCATCTTTTCTTCTAACTGGCATCGGGTAATACGATAAGCATCCGACGCTTCAATAATATCTTCATTAATATGTACGCAAGTCAACGCCGGTCTACTCATATCGTGAGAACATGCTGCCATAGCAAATTTTATATGCTTAAGAAAATCTTCCGGTAATTTTTCCCATTTATCTTGTCTCCTGATTTCTTCCAGGGGTAATTTGATTTCCTGCTGAAGTGTTAGTCCGGCTTTTGCCCGGCCGGATTCCAAGATGATTTCATTCTCTTTTGTTGTAATTTCAATTTCATCCTTTTTAATTTTCCCCAGCAATTTATATAACTCCTCAGCTTGAATAGCTCCTTCCATTTCCAGCCCTTCAACCGGATGAGAAATACTGATTTCATCATTGTATGTAACAACGCGCCCTTTCATAAAGGCAAACGAATTGGATTGTTCAATCATTTCTTTGTTAGCCAACCCTGGCTTAACAATTTCTAATGCTTTTTGTAATTCTGTTTTGTTCATTTTTTATTATTTTAAATGTTTCTTTCTTGGATCACATCTACCAGTAATACAATATTGAGTTAATAAAACTTTAGTAATTTCTTGTTCCTTCAAAAAATAGAAACTTACTAATCTTCTGTTTGCTTTTTTCTTGGTTAAACTTCTTCCAAGACTTCTATCAGTTAACCAAGTTGCCATATAGATTTTCATGATTTAAAAAAAACTACTAATTTCTTTTCTTTTAAATGCCCAAGGCCATTCTGGCATGGATTTCTCCAAATCCAGAAAGTAAATAATATTCATTTCATCTCTGAGTTGGTATTTATTTGATATTCCTGGTTCTTTTATGATTTCCAGTTCTCTTTTACTTGTTTTGTTTTTTGGTTTCTTTTCAGCCCAACGTTCATTTATGGCTGGTTTATATGTTTGATCAACTTTTTTAAAGTCGGAATGTCCCAGTTTGTATCCTTTTTCGTGAATATAGTTGAGAAGAATTTGTTTATTAATTGGAGATAAAGTTTCAATATGTTTTCCAGCCTCTTTAATGTTTGGATTTCGATTAGAAACTGTTATTTTCCAAGAATTCTCATCATAAATCCACCGTCCATTTTTGTACCGGGGAATAAAAATTGATCCCATCCTTCCAGTAATTACCCAAGAAGTACTATCCACACTATACCAGGGATAACGCAACATAATACTTAGAGCAGTTAATCCGAAACCATGCACTTTCATTTTTGGGTATCCTTTTTGATCACACAAAAGATTAAGAAAAACAAAATCTAATTGTTTTATGATTTGTGTTTTCGATATTGTACCGCCTGCCATTCCTCCCAACGCAATATAATCGTAACCACGGTTTAAATAACGTTTTAACCATTTTGGATCTTCGAAAGTAGTATGAAAAACTGGTAGTGGATGTAATCCGGCTTTCTCCATTATCATTTGATTTTTCCAAGTTTCTTTAGGACTACTAATCACATCTAAATTAGCATAAATATCAATTACATCCTTATGTTCTTTAATGAATGAAATGTAATCTTCAATGTTAATTTCTTTTCCTTGTGTCCAAGCAGAAAAAGCTCCTGAGTCAAGAAACAGTTCTACTTTTTTGTTTTTAGGCATGATGTAATTGATTGTTCTAATCATTTCTATACTCTCCTTTTGATATCTTGGCATGTTCCACTCTTCAATTATGAAAAAATATGAAAGTAGGCGTCTTTTTCCTATAAGTAATACTTTTCTTTCTCTCTTATACGTTCCAGTAGCTCCAGCGAAATAAATGATCATTTTATCAGTTCCATTAATTCAATTCTGGCTTCAGACTTTTCCATGAAAGCTCCTTTCAAACTTGAAGTAGTCATTATAGAATGTTGTTTTGAAATTCCTCTCATTCTCATACACATATGAATTGCTTCAATAATACAGGCTGCTCCTAAAGGTTTCAAATATTTCATAAGAGCATACGTTACTTGTTCCCCGATTCGTTCTTGAATTTGTAAACGCCTTGCATAAATATCAACCAATCGTGCCAATTTGGAAATGCCCACTACTTGTTTATCCGGAATGTAAGCAACATGAGCTTTTCCAAAAAATGGTAACATATGATGTTCACACATTGAGAAAAGTTCAATATCTTTGAGCAGCACAATTTGATCATAACCATCAGAATTGAAAGTTGTGGTTAATACATCTGCTGGACTTTTCTTATAACCGGTGTATAACTCAGTCCAAGAGCATATTATTCGTTTTGGGGTGTCTAATAAGCCCTCTCTGTTTGGATTCTCTCCAATATACTTTATCTGATTAATAAGATTTTGTTTAATTTCTTTTTCTTTCATATCATAAGTTTTTGTCTTTCTCGACAATTAGAACAGTCACAATTATGCCAATTGTCATTATTTTTATAACAATTATAAAAATCAGTATTATTTCTATTAAGTAAGAACTGAAAGCATTTTCTTTTAGTCCATCCAACAATTGGTAGTTTAACTTTAATTTTAAGAAGATGTCCATAAATTTTCAAAGTTAACCAATTTGCATCCCCCCATTTGTCAAACAAAGGAAGAATCCAACGAGTTCCTAAATAGATTTCATCATATCCTCGTATTTGTATTTGATTAATAAAGTGAAAGTTTCTTCCAGGTATATCATCCCAACCAGGCATTTTAATAGTAAAAAAATTAACTGTTTGGTGTAAACTACAAAGTTTCTTGGCTTTCTCTTGTTCTTTACTTTTGTAACTTTGATTATAATCCACAAAAAAAGCATCAAAACTTACTCCACGTTCAATTAGCTGACAAAACACAACTGCACTATCAAATCCACCAGATAATAAAAGAGCCTTTTTCATTTCTTTTTTTTAAGTGTAAAAGTAAACAGTGGATATAATGGTTGCCAAGACATTTTACCACTATGTGTGAACATATCAAGTATTACATGTACCAAAACTCCACTTGATAGTTCCGGTTTAACTAACCACAATACAATTATCAATAACATTGAGTGTGACACTCGATACATTATCAATTCCACTTTGGATAAGGAATTTGCATTAAAAGATTTTCCTGTCTTTCGTATTTTGATTTCATTCCAAACAAGTGGTAAGTCCGGAATAACTGCACCTACAAAAAATCCTAAACCAAGTTGAGTAGCTCCTATTACACCGGACAGTAAATGCCATTTAAAATGCATCTTTATTTACTTTTAGCTATTGCAGGCAGTGCTTTGCCTTTTGACCATTGGCGTGTCCAACTGATAATAGTTGTTTTCTTTACCCGCCCATCAACTATTTTAAGTAGTTTTTCACAATCAGTTTCTCCATTTTTCCATGCAAAATAAACCAAAGCTTTATTTGATTTGGAGTAGTCTTTCACATCAGGAGATTTCTCCTTTTCAGTTTTTTCAAACTTTTCTTCTTTGACTTGTTTCGATTCTTCTCTTAGCACACCCAACATGACCATCCGAAGCTCTTTTGTGGTTTTGTACCTACTCAATTGTCCGCGAATTCCTTTGAACTCATCATTGCTTTTAGCAATATCCCGCAGGTCTTTCAATCTTTCTGCGGATTTGACTTCAGAAAATAAATCATCTCCTTCCTGTTTTTCTTCCTCTGTTTGGACTTCTTCAGCTTCTTCAAACTTTCCTTCAGTAGGATCCTCAAGTTCCTCAGAATCTTTCAATATCCCGAGTTCCTGAAAAACCTGGAGTACCGGTATTTTTATTTTTCCATCCCCGACAATTCCTTTCTTCCCCAACTCATCTTCGGAATTAACAAACAACTCCTGGAGAACTTTAAAGGTTTCATCTGTTAATTCATCATCTGGTGTAAGAAACAAAGCAGCTTCTTTTACCAACGTCTCCAATTCATCAGGTGGCACTTTTGTATCAACTGCAGGTTCAAATTCACCAATCAATTGAAGTTCTTCTGCTGCTGTGATTAACAGCGCTGTTTTAATTTTTGTCATGATTTTTTTGATTTTTGATTAACATTTATTATTATTATTATACAAATTATTTTTCAATTATTATACTCCAATTTTATTATTCCATAAAACTATGTGTTCTCTAAGACCGAATCGCACATTTTCTTGTACTGCTAATTTAACAATAGCAGGACTATTTTTTAATATCTCTTTTCTGGTTCTGCCTTGCGGCATCAAAATTATTTGTTCTTTTAAGATATATCCGGGTGCTATAAAATCAGTTTCTATTTCTTTCCAATCTTTTTTCCAACAAATAACAAACTTGAACCATGCATTATTTTGACAAGATAATAGTTTGAGAACTGCTGGTTTGTATCTTGTAGAATACAAATTTCCAGAGTTTGAAAGTTTAGGTGAATTGTTCCATTGATCTACCATGCAGAACATATCCCAGTGGGGTAGTATTATACATTCATTTTCAAGTTCAATAAAAGGCTTAAATTTATAATATGTAACGAATGCCTGCAAAAATTTAATGAGCCGGGTTTGTTGTTTTAAAGGACTTCCTCCTGTAATAACCAAATGTTGTCCATTATAAAGTTTTTCTGCTAAACCAACCTGATCCATTAATTCAAATAATTCTGTAAATGTATATGAACTACCATATTTTCTAATAACTTTGGTATCACACCATTTACAGTTTAAAATACAACCCTGTAATCGTAAGAATGTCGCAGGATATCCAGTAGTTATTCCTTCACCTTGTATTGTATCATAAAAAAGTTCCGAAACATCAAGATATAGTTTCTCCCCTTCAGGAATAGTTTTTGTACAAGCTGGATTTGCTTTAATTAATTGTTTCATCATTTTCTCGCATCATAAGATGGTTCATATCTTGCTGTTGTTTTTGGAGTCTCTTTTACAGTAACCGCTATCATTTTTGGATAAGTTTTTGTGAAAGTATTAAATAAAAATTTAGCCAGATTTTCAGCAGTAGGATTAAAATCAACCACATCATTTAAATGTTTATGATCAAGATTGCTACCAATGAATTGTTTAAAAAGATTCAGGTTTCTGTAATCAATAACAAATCCTTTTTCATCAAGAGAGATTGATTCCAGTTCAATTATCACGATATAGTTATGCCCGTGCAAATTTACACATGGATGATCCACAGGTAAATTTTCCAATTTGTGACTGGCTGAGAATGAAAATTCTTTTGAAATAGTGTACATGATTTCTATTTTTTATGATTTAATTCCTTTTGCCATCCTTTTAATTTTTTCCTTTTTGGAAAATAGATAGGATTTTGCCCTATCATAAAATGAACCTCACGTTTAGCTGTCTTAAGTTCTTTCTTCTGTTCCGGCAGTGGGTTTTTTATCATTCCTGCAATTGCAGAAAAAAGAACCAATAATCTGCTTTGGTTAAATGATCTCATATATTATCCTTTTACTATATTATACAAATTTTATTTTTAACATTTACCAAAAACTTCCTAAAAAAATGCTTGAAGTCCATTTTTCTTTTGTTTTATAATTATTTCATGTCTTCTTTTCGAAATTTTTATAGCTTTTTCATTTATATCACATCCAATAAAATTTCTATTTAGATCAAAACAAACTTCCGCAGTAGTTCCTGACCCCATATAAAAATCTGCTACTAAATCATCTTCGTTTGAACTTGCTTTTATTATTCGTTCTAATAATGCTTTTGGTTTCTGTGTACTATATATATGATATTCATCATCTATTTGAAAAATACCACTTTTGTCTTGAATGCCTTTTATATTCCACCAATCTTGTAAATTACTTCCATAACAATTTTTTTGTTTATTAAAAGTATAAGAATCTGTCTTACTATATAGTAATATATTATCATGGGTTCTTCTAAAAAACTTACTATCTCCGCCGCCGGCCCCATACAACCAAACAATTTCATTTAAAAATCTGTCATATCCAAATACGTCATCCATTATACATCGAATCCAATGATTAATTCTCCAATCCATTTGCAAATAAATACTTCCGGTATTTTTTAAAATACGATACATTTCTTTAATACGTGGGATATAATGTTTTTCAATTATTTTATATTCAGGTTTCAAATCTTTATATTCTTTATATTTTTTTCCAGTGCCATAAAGAATATCACAATAAATTAAATCAATAGTATTATCCAGTATTTCAACCATCAATTCTAAATTATCACATTGTCGTATATCCATTGTAATTTTCATCTTTCACCAAAAACTTCCCAAAAAAGGCTGTCCTCTATGTAAATTCTGTAAAATAGTTACTTCATTCAAATTACTGAAATCCCCTTCACGTATTGCCAATTCATTGATTCTCATTAATCCCAATTGTTTTTCCCGGTCTTTTGTATCCCTATTCAAGCCGTACATTGCAGTTACATGATCAATTTTACGGCGATCCTCTGAAAAATTAGTTATTTTTAACCGGTTTTGCTCATAACTTTTCGCATCAGCTTGCGTAGCGGTCACCACTAAACGGTGTCCTTTCTGGGATAAGCTACGCAATCCCCTCCAAATTTCATCCTGCTGATGCCGAAATTCCATTTTTGTTTTCGCTATTAATATATCAGCATAGTCAATTACAATTAAATCAGGAATGAAATCATCCTGTTTTTCCCAAATATCTAAAAGCGATTCTATTTCTTCAACAGATAAAGTTTTATTTACATGCGTAGATAATTTGAATCGCCTTTTATTTTTTATAAAAAATTTATCAATGGCATCTTTTGCTTCCACAACTGTTAGCGGCCCCCCTGAATCAATCTGTTCAATCCAGGGGGTACCTAATTTATCTGTTTTATAACTTTCACAATTGAAACAAGGACAATAATCCGGGTTCTCTTTATATTCCTCTATTAATTCATCCAATGTGATTTCCTCACGTAAAGATTCTTTTGTTCTTCCCTCAAATATTCCGAAACCACATTCCCGTTCTTCTTTATTACACATATCCAACTGATTTAAAACACAATCCCGGACAGGCTGATACATTTTACCACTATATTTTTTTAAGTTTGATTTTTTTGTTAAATAAGTGCATATACGTTTTAATTGCTGATTTTCTGTCATATCACCAGCCTGAAAAAAAGCTACTTTTGCTTTCTGTTTACAACCACGCATTGCTATATCCAATAACCAAAATGTTTTTCCACGTTTGCCAGACCCCATCAAAGCAACGAATCCGCCGCGTATCATTTGAGTATTCCAAAATTCTCCCAACTGGCGTGGATATTTAACAACAGGCCGTCCGGCTTCAGCAAATGCTTTATCTACCCGTTGTAATGCTGTTTCATTGCTTAAATCCAAATCAATTCCCGAATCTATTGTAAGTGATTTATATTCATGTGCTATTTTTTCAGCTTCCAGTAATTCCCCTTTATCAACAAGTGTTAAAATTTCATCACCATGTTGTTTTAAATGCTGCTCTTTTAAATAATCGTATGTTTGGTCAAGTAAGTATTCAAGATTAAATTTTCCTTCCTGTTCATATTCTTCACTTAAAGCAGGTAGAATTTCCTGCTCAATTTCTTCCGCTATATCTTTTTGAAGCCCCTCTTTTAACTTTTGATAATAAATTCCTTCAATATCACGCTCAGGCGCTTTATTATATTTCTCGTAGTATTCCATCACCCACATTGCTAAGCGACGGGCAGTAGACGATTGTAAGAATTTAACATCAAAAACATTATGAATTTGTTGAATAAATTCCGTGGATGTGATTAATCCAATTATGATTTTACGTTCAATCATGTTTATTCTTTCGGAAGTAATTCTCCTGTTTTGGTTCTATATTTTCCGTCTTCATTTCTATACCAACGTCTCCCATGTGCAATGATTGAATCCGGTTCACTTGGAGTAAACCGCTTTTGTCTTTCCATAGCAGCTTCCAACTTAAGAAATTTGTTTCGTAAAGATTGCCCGGATTCTATTACCGGGATATATTGCCCACCTATATTTTTTCTGTACCATTCCAACATTTGTTGTACTCTTTGATAGGATACTTTATTATTTTCTACAAGCTGCCGAATATCATTTGTCCAGGAGTTGAGCTGAATTGTAGTATGTTCTATATTTTTGTTTGTATGAATTGTATCAGATAAATGTTTTGCAAGTGGAAGGTATGTTGCGTTTCTTTCTTTTATGGGAGGATTTTTACTTGGAGGAATATTATTTTTATTATTAGAATTTAAAGCATTTATATTATTATAACTTAAAGCATTTATCTTTTGTTTACCAGTTCTGGATTTTACCAGTTCTGGGTTTTGATAGTTCTGGGTAGTATCTTTTTTCCAAATAAAATTAACTTTTATATACCATCCGGATATTTTACCAAGAGTATCTCTTGTATTTAATTTTTCAATTAGTTTCAGTTCTATTAATTGTTGTTGCGTTCTGTATAGTTTTTGATACCCCCAACCAAGTCCTTCCATACAATAATTATTTGTAGCTTTAGGTTGGTTGGTTTTTTGCCATTTGGCAGTATAATAATAAAAGCAATATAAAGCTATCAGGTCAGCAGGATTTGATTTTGATAGAAATGTATCCAATAACGGTTTTGATAAAATGATTGGTTCTTGTTCAACCGGATATATTAGTTTTGGATTGTTGTTAGGTTGTCTGGTTCGTTTCATTTTAATAAGTTTTTCCTAAAGAACGCCATTGATCTTCATCATAAAACGACCAATCAAACATATCGTCAATATTGAACATCTTTTTTTCTAAGAGATTTAATGTTCCCCATTCAAATAATTGGATAAGATATTTGTTTTCTGATATTTGCCCAATTATTTCTCCAAGAAATGTAGGGATTCGATGTTGTTCTTTATTTTCAAACGTTATAAAAAATAATCCTATTAAAGGATTTGTACCATTTAATTTTTCCATTTTGTTTTTAGTTTTAGTTAAATTTATATGGTTTTGTTTGTTTCATTATTCATCTTGGGGTAGACTTTTTTGGATAATTTTTTTAAATTCTAATTTAACATCATCCGGTAATTTGGAATTTTCTACTCTACCAGCAAGTGCAAATGTATTTTCTTCTATGTTTCTTTCCCAAATCTCATATGCTTTTACTATTTCTGGATATTTTGTAAAACTGATTTTAGCATCTTTACACGTTTCTATCGTTTTAGTAGATGTATTTATTTGCTTTTTTCCTCTTTTTACCAAATCTTTAAGTAGAGCTTGTCCATCTGTCATTAATTGTACTCCATATTTATTAACAACATGTAATTTGCATGGACGTCGATTACGTACAAATTCTTTGTTTATAGCTTCTACCCAAGTGGGTCTAATTCCTCTCCATAAAATATTATCAATTTTTGATTTTGGAAGATAAAATTTCATGTAGTCTTTAGTAAAGTTATTCCATGTAATTGGGCGGTCAATAAGATCATTTAATTTTTCAAACAAATGATCTGCAGCATCTTTAATTCTTAAAGAGCCTTTTTCTCCTTTAATACTAAATTTGTTCATTGTTATTCCTCCTTTATATTAATTTTAGTTCCAAAAAAATTCATTAATCGATTTATTGAACCAATTAGGTCAGAAAATTTATCAAGTGTTGTTAATTCAAATTGCATGTTCTTTATCCTTTCAACTTTCATGTTGCCTAATCTATCATTGATGGAAGATATGGTTCTGAAAAGTTTCCCAGATTCATATAGGATATTTTGAATTTCTAAAAGTATGTTTTCTATTTCCATATCTCGATTACTTTTTCCATCTAATTCTTGTTTGATCATTGTTTTCATGGTTGGTTCAAATGATCGACGCATTCCATGCACTTTTTTATCTTTGCTTCTACCTTTAAAAGAATCAATTCTTGTTTTAACTTTTTTAGCAACTTCAAGTTCTTTTTCTTTTGTGATATCCCTTCGTGGTTCTTGTTCTTTGATTTCACCTATGGATTTTTTAAAACTTGATCTGACACTGGTATTTCCAAAGGCTTTTGCTATTTTAATGTCTGTTTCTTCTCCATCCAACACTTCTAATGCTTTTTGTATGCTATATTGTTTCCAGGGCTTTCCAAGAAATTTAAGTATAATTGGCCAACCAACTCCTTGGTTTTTTAATCTTATCCAATATTCTGGGTCTTTACTAAAATCAATGAAAAGCATATAAAAGGTTTCATTTATATGCTTTAATTCTTTCCAAGAATTATATTTTCGTATTTCGGTATTGATGAAATCACGGACAGCCCGAATCGTTTCAATCTTTACAGCATCATCAAATTTCCAGTATTCCATATTTTCATTTGCCATTATACGTACCATTGTAGAATTATCCAATTTTCTAACTGGAATATCAACTTTCTTAATGTTGAGTTCTTGTAAAGCTATTAGGCGGTGATGCCCATAAGCAATTTGGTAAGAACCATTTTGTTGTCTTGCTACAATATTATCCCAGAATGTTGTTTCAGAAATTGATGCTTTTAAAGCATCTACTTTCATTCTATCCACAGGATATTTATCCATATTACGATATGGATTTGGTTTGAGATCTTTTACTTGTACTTTCATGATTGTTTAAGTTTTTTAATTTGTAATTTTTCTTGTTTTTTAGCTTTATATATGGCTTCTATTGCTTCATTGATAGGAGCTAAACTATGTTTTTCATAATCATAGTCCCATTTTACAGGACTATCAATAGTTTGCATATTTTCATGATATTTTCTTATATTCTGAATTGAATATTTTAAAGATTGCAAGATTGTATTTGCATATTTAATATCTATTTCCATAAAGCAATATATTTTTAAAAGGTAAGTAAATAAAAAAGTCTAAAGGAAAACGCGGGGAAGCATTAACTACCTTTAGACTTTTAACCAGAAAACAAAAGAATATTTTTATCAATCATATTTCTTCCCCGCAAATTTTTTGTAAATATAAAAAGAATATTTAAAATAAAAAAATTTATTTTCATTTATTTTATTTATCATTGATAATCAGTTATTTATCATCTAAAATTCCTGAAATAAAATCACCATATATATCAATCCATTTATCAAACTTTTCTTTTTTCAGAATGATTGCTCCTGTGAAAAATAGATAAGGCCACATTAAGAATAACAGACTAAAAATAACAATTGAATATATAAGCGATATTATCAGGGCTAAAAGTAAGTAAAGTAATATACCAATATTACATTTCCAGATTTTGAAAGATTTGTGTATTTTTTTCATTTCAGTATAGTTTTAATTAAATAATCAGCATCTTCTTGTTTCATACCTCCCGGATCCCCTTCAATATCTACACGCCAGGCGCCCACCCCTCTAAACAATAATTCAGCCACTAATTTATTAGCTTGTCTTTTAGCTTGTGGATCACTATCAAATACAACAGCAATTCGTTTGAATGTATTAGCCATAATACGAATTTGAAAATTGGTGTATTGAATACCAAGTGTTGCAAATGCATTTACACCAAACCGCCACACATCAACTATTCCTTCAACGCAAATCCCAGTATTTCCCCAAGCGTTTTGCTTTCCATATAGAATATGTTTATGGTGAATTAATTCCCGGTCTGCGGGACAGGTTAAATATTTAAGTTTATGTTTATTGGTAATATCACGCCCTTGGAAACTTACTTGGTCACCGCCCCAGAAAATCGGTGCAATAATCCGGTGCTTATAACTAATATTATCTAAAAAACTGACCGGCCCCGTTCCTAATAGATTCCATTCCTGGATTAGGTAGGCAGGGTCGAATCCTCTTTGTTCAAGATATTGTTTATGCCTGTTGGTTAAGAAAGTTGCCCCGCTTGGTAATTTGTGAGCTTTTAAACGAATTTTTCTTTTAATTTCTTTTACCGGTTTGGTTTTTCCTGCATATTGTTTTTGAATCCGTTTAGCTTCTTTTATGTTTACTTTCAATAATCTTGCTATTGTTGCTTCTATAGAATGTGATTCACAACGCCAGCAAAAGAAATAATCATTATCCAGATTCCACCCCAAATGCATTCCGGGATTTCCGCTGCAAAATGGACATTCAGTATTGATCCATCCATATCGGTAATGCCGGTGCCCTTCGGGTGCATAAAGAATATTAAAATCTTCGTAAAATTGGATGATATTCATTTATGATTCTTTGTTTTTAAAATCTGATAGTTCTTTAAATTTTTTAAATAAATTGTATTCTTTGATTAATTTTCCTGAACTATTAGGATTTTTCAATTGATGTTTTGTCATCCACAGGATTGTACTCATTAAAAGCGATTCTTTACTTTTTTCAGTTTTCAAAAGTAGATATTCATCAAGAGATGTTTTTAATATATCTAATAACATTTCTTCTGATGCCAATTCTGCCAACATAATCATAAGGTCTGGTTTCATAATTTTAGTTTTTTATTTAATATATTATACAAATTTTTTAATTAAGAGAATGCCAATCGCAAATCACGTATTCCAATCCAGACTTTTTGCCATGACCAATGTTTCTTTTCTACCATTTCCCGGGCAATTTTTTTACGTGCAAGTTCTGGTGTAACAGATGAATATTTAATAGGATTACTAAGAACAACTTCTGCCATTTCTTGTGCATCTTTAGAAAGATTTTCAAAATAAGCCTTTGAATAAACCGGACGGGCTATATTAATATCTTCTACACCACAAACATGACCGTTTTGTTTTTCTTGTTCTTTCAGATAATTCTTTAAATGTGAAGTTATGCAATGCCACATGTAGGTTGAGATTTTTCCTTGCTTTGGATCATAGTTTTTCAGGGCTTCACAATAAGCCAATGCAGCTTCCTGGAATAAGTCATCACATTCAATCCTGGTTGTTGTATGAAACGACCAAGCAATTTTCCTGATTAGATTTATGTTTTCCATATTATTTTGCTTTGAGATTTGGTAAACCTAAAACCCAACATATTCTACAACATCCCCATCCATGTTTATTCATATATTTGAAAGTAGTATCTGTTAAAGGATATTCTTTCTCACAAAAAAGACAATAAAAAGTTTTAACTTCTTTGAAGAGTTTTATTTTTCTGACTGGATTTATGTTTTTCATCATTCAATAGTATGCATCATTAATGTTATGAGCAAATGATTGTAATCACTGGTCATGCATTCAGTAATAACTAAATTGATTTCTTTCATTGTCCAGCCTTGAAGTTTAGCTTCCTTTTGGAATGCCCCCATTAATGAAAAAGCATTTCCATTCAGTCCAACTAAGGTCATTTTAACTTGTTTTCCGTTTACTAAGTTTTCCATGATTTCTAAATTTTATTTGATTAAATTTAATAATTAATAATTTCAAATGAATAGTAATTTTTTTGATAACCAAATCCTTTGTCAAGATTTGAGGCAGTTATTTGCTGAACTAATTTTAATACTTGCCCATCAAATTTTGCAGATGGCCTAATTACCTGAAAATTTTTCTTGTCTTCTGTGAAGTAAATTATTATTGTTTTCATGATTTATGGATTTTTTATGAAATTTCCGATTTCTCGCCTTGTCATATAGAAATTTTTTGCAACTAATATTAAGATTATTTCTTTTAATGAATAATCTTTACTGATGTTTACCCATACAAGTTTACCTGTTTCTTCATCTTTACAATCAACTTTGAAAGCAGGGAATTCTTTTTGAATAATTAATTTACGATAATACTTTGCATTTCTGATTAATTCATTTTTTTCTGACCAATCAATATACGCATTACCTAAACCAATTTTGGATGCCCTTTCGTAAGCATCATCAATATAATTCCTTAATTCTTGCTTTGTCATGATTTATGTTCTTCTTTTTTTAACATTTCTTTTACTTTAAATGCCTGTTCTTTTAAATATAAATGACCGGCAAAATATATTGATTCAGATTGATGACTATCATCCACTAAACAATGATAAATCCCTTGTGCATCTCTTAAAGCAATCCAGATGTATTTTCCATCTCTTTTTGTTACTATTTCCATGATTAAACTTTTTTTACTTTCATTTGGAAAACATCCGTCACCTCATAACAACCATATGGGGTAGTGATACAATATTCGCCGGTTGTGTTGAAATGAGAAATTTTTGCAATTTCGATAAGGGCTTCTTGAATAGTATGAAATATTCCAGGTTGAAGAATAAATCTTATTCCATTTTTGGGCTTCCAAGAAATTCTAACTATCACGTACCAGGCATTTAATTCTTCTGTTTTCATGATTTTTAAATTTTATTTGATTTACCAAATATAAAATTCCATTTCGTCAGAAGTGATTGTTTTGTCAAGCGTGATTGTCTTTTTATTTTTTAATAATTCTGTAATACTAAAAGTACTTCCTACATTTGTGAGGGATGCTTTTTTATGCATATACCATGACCATGCCCCTTCTTCCCGTTGCCAATATCCAGCATAAGTTCTATGGAATGAATTAATATCCAATTCTATATCAAATTTTTCTTTTGCTAATTTTGCAAATTTTTCGATCTTTGTCATGATTCATATTCTTTCATTAATTCACTTAATAATGATTCACTTTCGGTTACTTTCCCATCTAAGACACTGTCTAACACTTTGCGTTTCTTGTCAATCAATTTGGCAATCTTTTCTTCGATAGTATTAGCGGCTAATAAATAATTTATGTTCACACTATTTCGTTGTCCGATACGATGACAGCGATCTTCTGCCTGTGTGACTTCACCAGGGGTCCAAGGGAGTTCTAAAAATACCACATTACTGGCAGCGGTCAGGGTGATACCAACCCCGGCAGCTTTAATATTACCAATAAATAATTGAATTTTATCATCATTTTGAAATGTATCAACTGCTTTTTGACGATTAGCGCCGGTAACTGATCCATCTACTTTCACAGCAATATTTCCAAATTCTTCCATTAAGCTATTAATAACAAACCGGTGAGTGGCAAATATGATCAATTTACCATCTACATTAAGAAAATTACGAATCCAATCAATACACTGTGTTAATTTACCTTTAACAGCCAATTGTTTTAATCCTTCGATTTCCGCTAAGGTTTCTGCGTTTGAAGCTCTTTGTGCAGCTTCCCGTCCTTTTTGTAATTGTACGAATTGGATGAAATTATTTTCAGCAAATGCATATTCCTTTTCATTGTTTAATTCCATTGGTACATAAGAACGTGTTTTTTCAGGTAAATCAGATAGTACATCTCGTTTCAATCTCCGAAGCATTATTGTATTTATTAATAAACTGTGGAATTCATTGGTATTAGTTGCCCCATCAAAAGTCCAGCCAAATCCATTATGTCTTGCTCCATAAAATTTACGGGCGGTTTCCCAAAAAGAGGGTAATATTGTAGGGTCAATTATTCTAATAGCGTTATCTATTTCTCTGGGACGGTTAACAATCGGCGTTCCGGAAAGGGCTATTATATGAGAAATATTTTTACTTAATTTTTTTATAGCTTTGGTGCGTTTAGCTTTATTATTTTTAAAGTAATGGCACTCGTCAGTTATAAGCACTCGGATGTTGATTGTTTGAAGTTTTTCTATCCAGGCAAGCAGTATGTCATAATTGATAATAATGAGTTCCCCGAATAAACCCATATCAATATTTGTACCAGATAAGATTTGTATTTTTGGAGAATCCATCCATTTTTCAGCTTCTCTTGCCCAATTAAGTTTTAATGATGCAGGCACTACAATAATGACAGGGCGTAATTCAGGATGTATCATTAGCCATGCAAGAGCCTGTATTGTCTTTCCTAATCCCATTTCATCTGCTATTAAAGCCCTGCCTTGTTTATGTTCAATAAAGGCAACACCTTTTTTTTGGAAAGGATATAAAGGATATTTCAATCCAGGGATTTCAATCTCATCAATTTGATCAACGTTTGCTTTTGTGTGTTGGAGATATTCTTCAAGCCTTGGATCCAAAGTGAATCTCCATTCCTTTAACATTTCAACAGCATCGACGGATAATGGAGCAATCCAATGTTTTTCTTCAGCGTTCCATTTACGGTCAGGGAGAGTACGTACCAAATCCAAATCTTCACGGTTGAAAGGAAATTGGATTTTAATAGCAAACTTTTCACTTTTTTGATATTTGACTAAGATTGCCCGCCGGCTTGAATTGTTATTTGAATTGGAATTATTCAATTTTGGATGGTTTGAAGGAATGATTACCTCTTCATTTGTTTTAAGGGTTTCTGATATAGTGGATTTTGGTATCCACCCATCCACTTTAATATCTTCTCTGATAATTTGTTTTAACCGTTCAATATTCTCTTTTGAATATCCCCCAACCAGATCCCAATTCCAATAATGTTTTCCACATTCAGGGCCTATGCCTAATTCAACTGAAACAGGATGTGTTAATGTTCTTCCGCATACACAGCAAACTCCCATGCGGGCAGTTTCAATCGTTCCATGTCCATATAAATAAATTGCTTTGTCGGTTTCAATAATAGGTTTTCCTACAAAATAAATTGGTATTTTATTTCGTACGGCAAATCCTTTTTTGATTTTATATAGTTTTGTTTTCATGGCTTTTTATTTACAAATTTCACAATCTATTTGTTTACATTTTTCAGGAAATCCCATTAAATAATCATTCACTAAATCCTGATATGCTTCATTTATATTAGGATACCCATTTAATTGCAAGTCTTTGTAATGAATATCATTACCATAAAATACAAAACCATTTGGGGCATCCAAAGAAATAAATCCATAATTTTTAACTGTGCCCCAAATTTCATATTTTACATTGTATTTATTACAAATTTCTATAAATTGCTTACGTTTCATGATTTTAATATTTTGTTCTTATAAGTTTGATTTCGTTATTCATTTTCAGTTTTTCATAAGTTTCTTTGTAACGATTTTTCCGTCTATTTAACACAGCATAGAATTCCTTGTTTTCTTTTGCAAGGAATGGGCGGTCTTTAATCATTCCATTTGGAAATAACAATTTAACGAGTTCTTCAGAAAGACAATGTTCATACCCATCACCAACTTCGTAATATCTGATTTTGTTATTAATTCGGGCTTGTATTACAAAATTGATATTATTATGCCAACGGTATTTTTTATTTGGTCGGGCGGTTGCGAGGAGTTTCATGATTTTTTGTTTTTTTGAGAACATGCATATAATACTTCTCCTGAAGAACTAATAATAGAAATAATGTAATCACAACCATCACCATTTACTTCATCTATTTTTTCTATTAATTGTTGTTCACTTAATGATTCATCTTCTAAGCCACACAAATGATTTTTATGAATGTCAATTAATGATTGTTTTGTCGTTCCTGTGTATTTTGTGACGCCGCTATTTTTGAAATAGCCTTCAAAAGATACAAATAATGTTTTCATGGCTTTGTTTTTTATAGTTTTATCGACCGAAATGAGTTAAGGAAAATTTCTCTTTCAGTTTTTTCATTGATAAAATATTTTTCAACTTCATCATCATACCAAAAATCAACTCCGGAAATGAAATTTTCTTTTAGAATTTCGGGATTACCCTTAAATTCTTTCAAAGGATTGCCCATAAAGGAATTACTTTCTTTCCATTTTTTGTAAGTTTCTTCTGCTGTTTTCATGGTTTTATAGTTTTAATTAAGAATTTGAACACTGCCCCGGAAACGATCCGGGACTTGCTCCAAGCAGGATTATTCATCTGGTATATCAAATTCAAGATGAACATTACCACAATAATTTATTTGTGATATTATTCTCTTTTGTTGATCTTTAGCAAATAAATCAAATATGTCAGGTTCAGATAATTCACAAATCTTATTATTAATATACCACTGATATTTTCCAAATCCGACATCTTTTCGTTCTAATTTTATTGTTTTCATGGCTTTTAGTTTATCCTAAAATTTTAATTTCTTCGCCTTTTGCTGCAAGATCAATAAGTTCAAAAGCATCTTCATTATCAAGACGTTTTAATATTTGCGAAGTTGAAACGGTACTGGTTACATTAGGATAACTTAATAATTCATTTACCTGCTTATATGTAGCAGGAAAGAAAACTTTTTTGAAAGGTAATTTTACTGTTTTCATGGCTTTAGGTTTTAAATTATACTGTAAAGATAATAATAATTTTCCGTATTCCAAACTTTTTTAAAGTTATTTTTAATATTTCTTTAAAAGAATTATAAGGATAAATAGTTAGTAATTAAAGAGTTATGAATATTTTTTAAAAAAAGACGTAATTTATATTGATTATAAATAAAAAATCCATTTTTTTTATTTAATTTTATGGTATTAATCTTTAATTATGAAAAGAACCAGATTTCAAAAATTTCCGAAGGATTCTGGTGTATATTCAATTACATCTAAGATAAATAACAAACGTTATATCGGCAGCGCATTTGATCTCAAAAGAAGAAAACAAGGTCATTTGTATGCCCTGAGAAAAAGGCAACATGAAAATCCTCATTTACAAAATCATGTTAATAAATATGGATTGGATGATTTACAATTTTTTATACTTGAATTTTGCCAAAAGGAAAAGTTGATTGAACGAGAACAATATTGGTATGATTTGATACAACCGGAATTTAATATATGTAAAGAAGCCAGAAGTGTTATGTTTGGAAGGAAACATACAATAGAAGCGAAACGAAAGATAGGTGAAAAAAATAAAGGTAATATACATTCAGAAGAGGCAAAACGAAGAATGAGTGAATCCCTTAAAGGAAAGAAAGGAAAGAAAGGGCCTAAAGGATTTAGAACAGTAAAACATTATGCTTATGTTTATTTCTTTTCTGATTTTAATATTCTTAGAGCATGAAACGAACAAAATATTCAGATTATCTACTATTAAAAAGAACAAAGCCGGGAAAATGGAATAATGACAGATGCCGCCAGGTCTTTGAATTGGCTTTGTTAGGTTTAATAGATAAAAAGATAGCACAGGCAATGGATGTAAGTGTTCAAACTATTGATAATTGGAAGCGAAGACACCCTGAATTTTTAGAAGCAATGCGAGCTGGTAAGGATAAGGCTGATGCAAAAGTAGTAAAAGCATTATATGAAGTAGCTATCGGATATAGTCATCCAGACGTACATGTTTCAAACTACAAAGGAGAAATAACAATAACCCCAATCACAAAACATTACCCCCCTAATCCTTATGCAGGGTACAAATGGTTGACTATACGACAACGCAAAATATGGGCAGAAGTAAATAAATCGATCCCACCACCAGCTAATTTAACCCAAATTAATTTTAATATGTTTACAAAACAGGAAAAATTGGCATTGGAAAAAATAGGCATGATACAATTAATAGAACAAGGCAATATAAATAATGATTGAACAACAAACACTGATACATGCTGATAAATCAAAATTAGAATGGGCGAAGGAAGCAATAAAAGACCCATTTGCGATTAGAAGAAGCATTAATGATGATTCATTATTTGAATTTATAAAGTATTTCTGGTCAATAGTGTCAACAGATAAATTTGAGACAAATTGGCATATTAATGAAGTTTTATGTAAAGAATTAGAAACAATAATACAACGTGTGGCAATAGACGCCCCAAAATTATATGATCTTATAATAAATATCCCTCCAGGCACTACTAAAACTATTGTATGTTCAATAATGTTTCCGGTATGGTGTTGGACAAAATGGTATTGGATGAAATTTATTACCGGTAGTTATTCATCAGATTTATCGTTAGAAAGTGCGGAATATAGCCGGGATATAATAAGAAGTAATAGTTTTAAAGCAATATACCCGGAATTAGCTATTAAAGAAGATAAAGATGCAAAAGGAAATTTTAAAGTAGTTAAAAAAGAACAAACATTTCCAGGGCGGGAATTTCGCATAATACAAGGAGGGAATCGATTCAGTACTTCTGTAGGTGCAAAGGTGACAGGTTTCCATGGACATGTTATAATAATGGATGATCCACTGAATCCGGAACAAGCGGTTAGTGAAAAAGAATTAGCAACAGCAAATCGGTTTATAGGACAAACATTATCTACCCGAAAAACAAACAAAGCAGTAACGCCTACTATATTAATAATGCAACGTTTGCATCAGGATGATCCAAGTGGGCACATGTTAAATAAAAAGAAAAAGAAAATTCGTCATATTAGCTTACCGGGTGAAATACGTAATTATCGGGAACAGGTGTATCCACAAGAATTGATTAAGTATTATAAAAACGACTTATTGGATCCGGTTCGTATGGATTGGAAAGTATTGGAAGACATGGAAGCCGATCTGGGACAATACGGTTATGCCGGACAAGTAGGACAGAAACCAACACCACCCGGCGGTGGTATGTTCAAAGTGGATCATTTTAATATAATTAATACTTTACCTGCTCCAATTAACTTTGTTCAGACTGTTCGGTATTGGGATAAGGCCGGAAGTGAGGGCACAGGAGCATTCACAGTCGGTGTGAAAATAAGTAAACTGCAAAATGGTCATTATATTATTGAAGATGTTCGGCGGGGGCAATGGGCAACCGAGGAACGGGAACAAATCATAAAACAAACAGCCATTGCAGATGGGGGAAATGTTCAAATAGGCATTGAACAGGAACCCGGTTCAGGGGGTAAGGAATCAGCAGAAGGAACAATTCGTAATCTGGCAGGATTCAGTTGTTTTGCTGAACGCCCGACTGGAGATAAGGAATTCCGGGCTGACCCTTTTTCGGTACAGGTAAATAATGGAAATGTTATGTTGTTACATGGTGATTGGAATCATGAATTTGTGGAAGAATATCGTAATTTTCCAGTTAGTACGTATAAGGATCAGGTAGATGCCGGCTCAGGAGCTTTTAACAAACTAACAACAAAACGAATTGCAAGACGGATAACATAATAAGGTACTTTACGAAAGAAAAGTTTAATTAATCGTTCTATTAACAACCCGATTAAGAAAAATTGGGAAGTGGAACTCCGGATTAGCCTTATTTTTAAAAATATAAGAATCTTACATGGCAGTATTATTTATTAATCATATAAATATTTATAATTATGAAAACAATTGAATTAGGACAGAAAGTAAAAGGAAAAGTAAATGAGAAAAATGAATTACCGGAGGATCAATGGATTGATGAACAGCTGTTGGAATGGATGAATGATGGTATTTTGACTGAATCAAAATCAATTGATGGTGGAGGATTTAGAAATCATCCGGGATCATGACAGTATTTGAATTTCGATATAATTGGTGTATTTATGAATGTGGAATGATAACTGTCAGTTTGCATAAAACAAGTAAAGGAGCTATTAAAGCAATGGAGAAACATAAAACGCAAAAGAAAAAAGAATGGGAGAAAACGTATTCTGATGAACCGGGGATGAAAAAAGATTTTCCATTTGCTATGCATGAATATTGGGATGTAATTGAAACTGAAGTATTGGAATAAATTTGTAATATGGCTATAACTTTAACAGGCACTCGCATAACCGTAGAATTTCAGGATGGTGATCCCAAAGGGGATTCATGGGATGATCCCTTTACTTTAGATGATGTTGTTACGGATATTGCAAACGTAACAAAACAGGGCAATCAGATTTATATTCCTTATTCATTATACATAATTGATGCAGATACTTACTTTTTAGCTGAAAATATGCAGGTTTATTTCCCCGTTGAGACACAAGACGATTATTATAAGTTATATGTAAGCGATTGCCATTTTAGAAGTCAGGGAACAGAAGGAATGTATTGGTATTGTAAATATAATAGTAGTTATTCAAGGATTAGTATTTTAAATGGTTTCTTTGATATTAAAAATACCGTTTTCTCAAACTTTAGATATTGTTATTTTGGTGGAAGTGCAAATAAGAATATGATAATTGAAGATAGTGCATTTTATAAAATGACATATTTATTTCTTCCTTATAATAATAATGTTGAAGTTAGTGATATAATGATTGCAGGAAATTCTGAATTTAGTCCTTGTGCAGATTTTGCTGATGTAGAAGGAATAAAAATATTAAATAATTTAATTGGTGTGTATTTATATGTTTTTAGTGGTGCAATAAATTGTGAATTAAGAATTAAAAATTGTACTAACAATATTAAATTCCGCCCATTGTATAGTGATCAGATTGCGAATTTAACGAATTCAAAAATAAATGTTGATTCTTATAATATTAATTCATATGGAATAGGGGATATAACATTGAATCTAATTTCAACATTCAAAATTAATATTGAAAATGGAGACGGGGGAACAGCAAAACTATATGACAAAGATGATAACCTGATATGGACTGAAGCACTATCAGGTGAACTTGAAAAAGCTGTTACATACTATAAACATTATGTTGAAACGGATGGAATGTTGGTAGCAGACGAAAAAACAACCTATGAACCTTTCAAACTTGTCGTTTCAAAAGCTAATTATCTGGATTTGACGATTCCGAATATTACAATAGAACCTGGAGAGGAAACTCATATAACAGGAAAAATTGTAAAACCGACTTATTATCATCAGGCAATTAGCGGTAAGGTAGAAGTTTCGGAAGTCACGGGCAAAGTAACTGTTGAAGATGAAATATCAGGAACTGTAAATTAAGAGATCATGGGAGCAAATGCAATTACATTATACCATGAAAATACCCGGACAATTACATGTACGGTAACGGGATTATCTGACTTGAGTGGTTATACAGCAACACTAACAGTACAAAAGAAGCCTGAAGATATGACAGCGGTAATTACAAAAGCAGGATCAATTTCAGATTTGGTAATAACATTTGTTTTAACAGCAATAGAAACAAATATTGATCCATATGAATATCTTTATTACATTACAATAAGTAATGCAACAAATAAATATACAATCGTTGATGATTTATTTAAGATTAGATACAGGCCATAAACTTTCAACATAATGAACAAAAATATTGAAGTCAACGAGGAAAGTTTTATTGATCTTGTTAAGAACATAAGAGAGATAAGAACTTGTCTTCTGGGGGACGAATATCATCCGGACGGATTAGTTCATCAAGTAAAACAGAATACTGATTGTATTAATAAAGTAAAAAGAAAACAAATGGGATTCTTCGCTATTATAGGTGGAGCATGGACTGCATTTACGATTGGAATTTCTTTATTGATTAGTCACATGAAAAATTAAAAGAAACGAATGCCTGATAAAAACAAAATAAGTGGAAATACAATACAAGTATTGAGCGCATTGGTATCACGTGCTGTACTTGCAGGGAGACTTGGACAACAATTTGGCGGTGACCGGGATATGTATCAGGCACTGGGTTATCCGCTTATAATTGAGTATAAAGATTATTTTGCACGGTATACCCGGCAGGATATAGCAAAGGCAATTATTGACCGCCCTGTAAAAGTTACATGGCGGGGGGATGTGGAAATTATTGAATCGGATGATGATAAAGAAACAGCTTTGGAAAAGGCATGGAAAGAATTGGATGAGGCATTGGGATTGAAATCACGATTTGTACGATTGGATAAATTATCAGGTATTGGTACATATGGGATATTGTTATTGGGATTGGATGATGTAAAAAATAAAGAAGATTTTATAAAGCCAGTGTTTGGAGGCCAAAGGAAATTATTATATGTAAAACCGTTCGGGCAGGATAATGCAACAATCACTGCATGGGAATCCGATACAAATAATCCACGGTATGCACAACCTGTTAAATATGATATTGTGATAACTGATTCAGGTTCTAATGTCAGTTCCCAGATTAGCGTACATCATAGCAGGGTTATTCATGTGGCAGATGAGATATTGGAAAATGAAACAGAAGGAGCCCCCCGATTAGAATGTGTGTATAATCGTTTAATGGATTTGGAAAAAGTGGTTGGTGGTGATGCTGAAATGTTTTGGCGAAGTGCGCGTCCGGGATTTGAAGGAAAAGTAGATAAGGATTTTCAGATGACCCCGAAGATGATAGAAGATTTAAAAGAACAATTGGATGAGTATGAACATAATCTTCGCCGGTTTCTCATAAATGAAGGGGTTGATATAAACGCATTGATACAACAAATTGCCGATCCGAAAAATCATGTTGATATACAAATACAAATGATTGCAGCAGTAAAAGGTATTCCGAAACGGATACTTACAGGCAGTGAGCGTGGAGAATTGTCAAGCAGTCAGGATAAAGAGGAGTGGATGTCGTTTGTTCAATTACGGCGTGAGGAGTATGCTGAACCAAAAATAATACGGCCGTTTGTTGACCGTTGTATTGAATATAAGGTATTACCAAAGCCTGCGGAATCATATTCGGTCAAATGGCAGGATTTGTTTGCACCAAGTGAGAAAGAACGTGTTGAAATTGGTAAAGGGCGTTCTACGGCGTTGAAGGAATATTCGATGAATCCGATGGCAGAATCCATTGTACCACCTGAAGCATTCCTGAAATGGTTTCTTGGCCTGGATAAAGATGTCGTTAAAATGATAGAAAAAATGAGGGATGCAGTCATGTTGGAAGAACAACAACAACAGGCAACAGAAGAAGAAGAACAAATAATTGAAGAAGAACAAATAGAACAAGGATAATTATGTTTCATAGTTTATTAAATAGTAGAGTAATATCAATTCATGATCATTCAATTACGGTTTACAATAACTATGATCCAACCCGGACAACTGTATTACGAAATGCTTTTGCAAGGGAAATGAATCGTAGATTCCGGCAATTGACGCAGGTGATACGTCGGGCGGTGGTTGAGGAGGATTGTTTTGGATTGCAACCGGGTTTTTATCAGTTGGCTTCACCCGGCAGGCAGGCATTTGCTTTTCCACGTAGTGCAGATAAAGTAAGTGGATTTATGACATGGCTACAAGGACAAGTTGATCGTGGTATTCTGGAAATACGGGAATTGGCACAGGTTGGTGTTGGTGTAGAAGGGGCATGGACAAATAAATATGTGTTTGATTCGTATAAACGGGGCGTAATCCGGGCACGTTATGAGTTGCAGAAAGCCGGGTTTGATGTACCAACAATTCAACAGACTGGTGGAATAGAAATTAGTATGTCCACGCCGTTTCATCTGGATCGGTTGGGATTATTATATACACGGGTTTATAGCGGGTTAAAAGGTATAACAGCAGCAATGGATACTCAAATCAGCCGGATATTGGCGCAAGGGATTGCTGATGGTGATGGCCCACGGTTACTTGCCCGGAAAATGATCGGCACTATTAATGGAGCGGGGATGGGTGATTTAGCCATTACTGATACATTGGGTAGATTCATACCGGCCCAACGGCGTGCTACAATGCTGGCACGCACAGAAATAATTCGGGCACATCACCAAGCTACTATTCAGGAATATCGTAACTGGGCTGTTGAAGAAGTGATAGTAAAAGCAGAATGGATGTCAGCGGGTGACGACCGGGCGTGTAATCGTTGTTTGGATAGGGATGGAAGTAAATTTACATTAGATCAGATTGAAAAAGAAATACCGTTGCATCCAAATTGCCGGTGTTGTGCTTTGCCTTATAAAATGAAATAAAATAGGAGGATAATGTAATGAAAAAATTTTGGAATAAATTTGGAGATGATTGGTTTATGATTAAACTATATCTCAGTTCTTGTTTTGTATTTGGAGTTATATTATTGAGTATAGCAGTTTTGGTAATATTAAAAATATTGTAAAAATGCCTTGGACAATAACAGATGTGGAGCGTCATAAGCATGGATTAACCGATGCTCAAAAGCGACAATGGGTACGAATAGCCAATTCAGCACTTGCAAAATGTCAAAGAGAAGGAGGACGTAATTGTGAGGCTTCCGCTATCCGGCAGGCTAATGGAGTTGTGGGACATAGTATTTCTTTTGAGAATACACAGAAAACAATTGAAAAATTAATTACTTATGTAGATGCCGGACATGGAGAACCCATTGAAGATTGGGAATATTTAATTCATCATGTTGAAGTGGTTGAGGGTGAGGAAGAATTGCATCATTGTTTTTTATTAGATCATCTTGGAAACAAATATGAAATTGATCATATAACAGATGAAGAAGGCGATCAACGGCATTATATTGTGGGATTAGTAGAGGATCAGGATGTATATTGGAGTGATCAGGAGGCAATTGAAGATGGGCAAGATGTTCCTTGTCCAGCAAGACAATTAGGATAAAATGAGAACACCAGCAAAAATAGGATCGTTTTATTTCACAATAGGTAGAGAATCAGAATTCTCTAAAAAGGATTTTTTACAGATTCTTAATTCTGCTATTGAGGATATAGTAAATAGTTGTACGCATCCTGGAATTTTATTATCAGGTGGGGTAGATAGTTCATTATTAGCAATAATTGCTACAAAATATTGTCTTAATATTCCTTGTTTTGTTGTAGGGGACAATATTATGAATCCGGATGTGCAGGCTGCAATGCAATTGGCAGAGGAAAAAAAATTGAATTTATATGTTCATCTTCTTAATCCGACAGAAATATCACGTATTCAAAAGGAAACAAAAGCAATTTATTCTAATATTTATGAAGGAGATGATTGTGTATTTGCTGCTTTAGAATTTGCTTCCCCATTTGTTACCGATTTAATTGCCACGGATGGAATTGATGAATTGATGGGCGGATACTGGGGGCATCGGGACAGAAAAAGGTTTCCTGATATAAAAGATGCTTTTAAACATTTTTGGGATGAATTGGAAGAAAAACATTTAACTCCGATGAATAGATCAGCTGAATGCCACGGCTTGGATCTTATTTTTATATACTTACTGCCTGAAATTATTGAACAGCTTTCAAGAATCTCATTAAAAAATCGAATCAGAGAAAATGTTAGTAAAGCCGTTTGGAAAGAGATTGCTCTGATGGCAGGAGTGCCTTCATGGATTATAGAAAGAAAAAAACAAGGATTTGTTGATGCTTTTAAAGAATAAATAATATGTCATATTTGGAAAAAGTACTTTTTGGGATTAATAAAAGGAAAAAAGGAGAATCTTGTATTTTCATCAGAGAAGTACAAATCAACGAGAATTATACTATTCGTAATGAAATGCATCAAGGCAGGAAACATATCGTAGTACCCGTTGTAATGATGGTAGAAGGTGTGCATAAAGGAAGTGCAGGGCATTTACTACATTTAGCAGAAGATTTAGGGCGATTTCCAGAAGCATGGAATGGTATTCCGGTTACTATTCAGCACCCGGAAGAGGATGGACATAATGTTTCCGCTAATTCACCTGATTTGATTGACGCCCAAACAATAGGACGAATTTATAACACTCATATGGATGAAGGGAAGTTGAAGGCTGAAGCATGGTTAGATGAAGAACGATTGCGGGAGCAAAGCGCTATTGCATTAGCAGCAATACAACAACAACGTGTGTTGGAAGTGAGTGTTGGGGTGTTTACTGAGGAAGAAAACGTTCCAGGCATTTGGAATGGAGAGCAATATGAAGCCATAGCTAGAAACCATCGCCCAGATCATTTGGCATTATTGCCTGGTGGGAAAGGGGCTTGTTCATGGGAAGATGGTTGTGGAATTCGATTAAATAAGAAAGGAGGTAACAGTGTGAAAAAGACAGATGATGAATTAATTATTGATGATAAGAAATTATCAGAGATAATGAAAAGTCTGAATAATGAAAATTTGGCAGTTATTCCAATTAATGTAAATGAACAGGGATTGAGATCACTTGTCAGTACTATTCAGGCAAAACTTGATGTCATGGATTCAGATACTAAAGTACATTTCTTACAGGAGGTGTATGAAGATTTTTTTGTCTATGAAATCAGGGGAAGAAGTGAAGGTTCTGTATTATATAAACGAACATATCAGGTAAATACTGATGAGTCTGTTGAATTTACTGGAGAACCGGTTGAAGTCAGACGTAAAATAGAATACGTCACAATGGAAAGTTCTGGATTGACCAGAACGAAATTTAATAATTTAAAGAAAGGAGTAGTAACAATGAGTGAAAAAAAAGAAGGCGCTCCCTGTAAAGTAACTGAACTTATCAATCACAAGTTGACAAAGTTCACTGAAGATAACAGAGAGTGGCTGGAAACTTTGGAAGAAGGTCAATTGGATACATTATTTCCAAATGAACCGGAAGCCAAAAAAGAGGATCCTCCGCAAATAAATGCGGAGCAAGTAAAACAGGTGGTAAGGGAATTATTTTCCAAACAGGAAGAATATATTGACCTGATGCCTGAAAATATGCGAGATTCAACGCGTGCTGGATTAAAACTTCATAAAGAACAGCGCGAAAAGATGATTAAGGGAGTTCTTGATAACGTAAAAGACGTTTGGACTGAGGATGAACTGAAATCAATGGATGCAAATACTTTAAATAAAGTATTTAATTCAATAAAAAAAGAGGAAATAACTGATTATTCCTTACTTGGTACGGGTGTTTCGGGCGGAAAAGGACAAACACCTTTATATCCGGGCGGAATAGAAATTGAAGAAACTAAAAAATAAGAAAGGAGGAAAAAATAATGGCTAATACAATTAAGTTAAAAAAATACTTGGATATTATTGAAGAATATGGTGCTGAAGCCGCAATAACTCCAGGTATGTTGCTTGAACTTAACAGTAGTGGTAATGTTCAAGTACATTCAACAGCGGGAGGTAATGTCCTTCCGATGTTTGCTCTTGAAGATGAGCTCCAAGGCAATGATATTGATGATGCTTATGTTGCCGATGATAAAGTACAGGTGTGGGTTGCTGTTCGGGGGGAATGGGTGTATGCTATTTTAGCAGATGGACAAAATGTCAGCGTCGGTGATTTTCTTGAATCGGCAGGCAGCGGTCTTCTCCAAAAACATGAACCTGATGAATATAATGAGAGCGCATCAATCGGAGGTATTTATACTAACCAGATCGTTGGTGTTGCACTTGAAGCTATGGATTTATCTACTTCGAGTGGAGAAGAGTCCAGTTTAGGGCTTGGATCAAGTATCGAAACCGTTGGATATAACAGACGTATTAAAATAAGAATTAAATAAAAAAGAAAGGAGGAAAAATAAAATGGAAAATGTACAAGTTGATTTATTAGGAATAAACGGACAAGTTCAGGGTGATGTGGCAGCCCAGTTATTGGGTAATGAAATAAGCCTTGGTACTATGCGCCCATTTATAGGGGATGATGGTAGGGCTTATGTTACTATATACAATGGGGGTGATCAAAAAAACCCAGCCAGTTATGTGACAAATCCTATCAATACTAATGCAACACTTCGCAGGGATGAATGGAAATTGTTGGATGATGCTTTATTGGAAGTTTCCCGGCAAAGACTCGGTGGAGTTCAGGATTTGATTGATAAAGGTTTAGTTTATAATCTTGGCAATGCAATGGGAACGACCGTACTCGAATGGCATGATGTGAGTGATGCAATGGAAGCTGTTGTTACAATGGATGGAGTGACAAGGGCTGCGGGTGACCGCCCGGTATTTAAACATAATTATTTGCCGATTCCAATTATCCATAGTGATTATGAGATTAATGCACGTGTATTGGCTGCAAGCCGGAGTTTAGGGAATCCTTTGGATACGACTTCTGCTGAAAGAGCTGCCCGTAGGGTAAATGAAAAACTGGAAGCCATGTTATTTACTAACACGACTTACAGTTTTGGTGAAAAAGATGATCGTAATCTTAACACTATTTATAGTTATATTAATCATCCGGATCGTAGCCAGGTTGCTTTAACCGGGGCATGGACAGGATTAACAGGTGCACAAATAGTTGCGGATGTTTTGACTAATATGGTACAAACAAGTATTGATGCGCTTCATTATGGGCCTTGGATGTTGTATATTCCAACAGCTTATCAAACAGTGATAGATGCAGATTATGTTGTTGCAGCTCCGCAAAATACGATTCGTGAACGTATTTTGAAGATTGCTGGTATTACCGGGATTAAAACAATAGATACATTGCCTGATGGTAATGTTTTATTGGTTCAAATGACCAGTGACGTTGTTCGTTTGGTACGTGGTATGGGTCTTCAGAGTGTTGAATGGCAAACTGAAGGAAAATTCATAACCAAATATAAGGTACTTACTATTCAGGTTCCTCAGATTCGTTCTGATCAGAATTTAAAAAGTGGTATTGTTCATGGTTCTGCTTAATCTAAGAGTCACTAATCAGGTGATTTTTTAAAAAAATTATAATTATGGAACGTACAAAAACAACTGATAATACAGTATCTGAAAAAATCAGATGGAAAAAAATTGGTGGCGGATCCCTTCGGTTATTAATCGATGGAAAACGGCGTATAATTAAGCCTAATGAGAAGTTCACGGCCACCCCAGATGAAGTGCCACAGGCATTTCGGGATGTAGTTGTGCCTTTGGATACTATTCCCGGAACTCCACCAACCCCTGTAATAACAACGGGAGTTCAAACTGTTTATGTAGCAAAGCCACGAGGAAAAAGTGGAGATTGGGACGTAGTGGATCCAAATGGAAAAGTTCTTAACGAAAAAGCTCTTAAAAAAGAAGTAGCTGATAAGTTGATTGAAGATTTAGCAAAGTGATTTGGAAGGTCCCTCGCATATGGGAAGGGGGAGATGTATGGATAATGGGAGGAGGGCCCTCAGTACCAAAGCAGTTCGATATTCCCGATCGGGTTGTTCAGAATGTAGTTAAAGGCGCTTTTTCTCCTGCTGCATACTCTCCTTATATGTCTGCACTTCATGATAAGCATGTAATTGGTATTAATGTAGCTTATTTGATTGGGGATTGGATAGATATGGTATTTTTTGGTGATAAAGGATTCTTTTTGAAGCACCAACTTGCGTTATCTAAATTTCCAGGATTAAAAGTTTCCTGCTATCCCGGAGCAAATGACTTGAATTGGGTTAAATACGTTGTACGGGATAAAAAGCATTCACGGGGTATAAGTTCAGATTCAAGAACAGTCAGTTGGAATGGTAATTCAGGAGCTGCTGCAATCAGTGTAGCTGCACATGCCGGGGCGAAGCGGATTATATTGTTGGGATTTGATATGAAAGTGGGTGAAAAGGATATACAACACTGGCATGATTTATATGGACGTTTTGCAGCTAAAGATCCAAGGAAAAGAAAACGCATGGCATTTTACAAGCATCTGGCGGGTTTTCCACAAATTGCTAAAGATGCAAAACACATGGGTATTGAAATTTTGAATGCCTGCTCTGATAGTGCAATTGAATGTTTAAGAAAAGTAACTGTTAAAGAAATTTTACAATGAAACAAATAGGAGTTGGGGAATTAATTTTAGGTAAAGAAGAAAAGAAATTGCTAAATCAGGTGATTAATAGTAATCGACTGTCCTATGGAAAATTTACAAAGAAATTTGAGGAATTATTTGCTAATGAACATGATTCAAAATACGGCGTTTTTTGCAATAGTGGAACTTCTGCTTTATATATGGCTTTAGCTGCATTGAAAGAAAAATATCAGTGGAAAAGACATGATGAAATTATTGTTCCTGCCACTACTTTTGTTGCTACAATTAATATAATATTGCTCAATGATTTAATTCCAGTATTGGTGGATGTGGATAAAGAAACATATAATATTAATACAAAATTAATTGAGAATAAGATAACAAAAAGAACAAAAGGAATTATTCCAGTTCATTTATTTGGATTACCAGCGGATATGGATTCAATTCTTGAAATTGCAAAATGTAATAATCTGAAAGTAATTGAAGATTCTTGTGAATGCATGTTTGCAAAATATAAGAATAAAAAAGTAGGTTCATTTGGCGAGATAGGATGTTTTTCTACTTATGTTGCCCATTTTTTGGTAACTGGGATTGGAGGATTTTGTATTTCTGATGATGAGGAAATTATAAAAATACTTAGGAGTCTGATGAATCATGGAAGAGATTCAATATATATTACAATTGATGACGATAAAAATATTCCTATTAAGAAACTGCAAGAAGTAATTGCCAAACGATTTAATTTTACTCGCGTCGGATTTAATTTTAAAGCAACTGAATTGGAGGCAGCAATTGGTTTAGGACAATTCAAACAAAGAAATAAAATAATCAGTCGCCGTAAGGAAATAGCACATAAATTTATACAAGGATTGAAAAGATTAAATGTTCATATGCAATCACCTTGTATCCCAAATGATCGAGATCATAATTTTATGATGTTTCCAATTGTATTGAAAACAATATGTAAAGAAAATTTAATAAGATTTCTTGAAAAAAATGATATTGAAACCAGGGATATGCTACCTCTTCTTGATCAACCTGCATATAAAGGGATGTTTAATATTGAAGATTTTCCTGTTTCACAATGGATTAAGAAATATGGGTTTTATATAGGTTGTCATCAATATATTACAGACGGTGAGGTGAAATATATCATTGAAAAATTTTATGAATTTTTTAGAAAATGAAGAAAGCATTAATTACGGGTATTACAGGGCAAGATGGATCATATCTTGCTGAACTTTTGTTGAAAAAAGAATATGAAGTTCATGGATTAGTAAGAAGAACTTCTCAGGATAATCATCATAATATTAGGCATTTTGAAAATGATGTAAAATTTCATTGTGGAGATATGACAGATTCAGTAAGTATTAATAATATTGTTGCAAAAGTTATGCCTGATGAAATCTACAATTTTGCAGCCATGAGTCAAGTGAGAGTTTCATATGATTCTCCTGTTTCTACATTTGATATTAATACTTTAGGGTTTCTAAGAGTGATAGAAGCGGTGAGAAGAATAAAACCTGATACTAAATTGTACCAAGCCTGTTCTTCTGAAATGTTCGGTAAAGTACAGGAGACGCCTCAAACTGAAATAACCTCATTTTATCCACGATCGCCGTATGGAGCCAGTAAAGCTGCCGCCTTTTATTTAGGGCGCGCTTATCGTGAAGGATACGGGTTAAAAATTTATAATGGAATTTTATTTAATCATGAATCACCTCGCAGAGGAGATACTTTTTTAAGTCAAAAAGTTGTAAAAGCCGCTGTAAAAATTAAAAAAGGTTTACAAGATAAATTAACACTTGGGAATCTTGATGCTAAACGGGATTGGGGGTATGCTAAAGAATACATGGAATGGGTTTATAAAATTGTACAGGAAGAACCAAATGATTATTTGATTTGCACAGGAGAAACACATTCAGTAAGAGAATGGGTTGAATTAACTTTTAAACTTTTAGGATTAGACTGGAAAAAATATGTGGATTTTGATGAAAATTTAAAACGACCGGCAGAAGTTGATATTTTGTTGGGGGATTTTTCCAAGTCAAAAAATGATTTAGGATTTAATCCACAAGTGAAATTTAAAGATTTAGTAAAAATAATGGTAGACTATGAACTCACACACGGATGAAAGAAGAACTTTGATAGAGTTTGGGGACAATGGAAATTGGAAACTTTGTAAAGTTGTTGAAGTTAAAAAAGATTGCATTTTAGGAAAACATTATCATAAGGAAAAAGATGAATCTTTTATGCTTGTTTCAGGGAGCGGGACAATACAAGTTGATTCTCCTAATGAAATTGTTCCACATATTAGAGAAAAAATGAAATTATTTAAAGAATATTTTGTGCCGGCAAATATGATACATGAATTTTCTTTGACAAAAAATTCAATATTAATTGGATTGTGTAGTAAAGAATTTGATCCAAAAGATGATTATCAATGAATGTAATAATAGTAAAAGGAGGGTTAGGAAATCAATTATTTCAATATGCTTTTGGACGTGTGCAAATGCTTAATGGATTGGATATAATTTATAATTTATTATGGTATGAGAAATCTCAACAGAAACCCTTTCGCCCTTATAGATTGGATAAATTTCATATTATTCCTATAAAAACTAATCTTATTGAATATCCATCAAAGAGAAAACAAATACAAGGATGGGTAGAAGAAGAAACTTTTAATCAGGAATTTTTGAAAAAAAATAACTGTATTTTTAATGGATATTGGCAATACTATGTTTATTATGAAGATACATTATCTATTTTGAGAAAAGAGTTTCAAGTGAAAGAAGAATTCTATACTGTTAAATTTTTAGATTTAAGGAAAAGGATTATCAACAATAATTCTGTATCTGTTCATGTAAGGCGAAGTGATTATTCAAGTCATCATGGATTTGGGTGTTTACCTTTTCGATATTATTTTAATGCTATAAAAAAAATAAAAGGAGATTTATTTATATTTAGTGATGACATAGCATGGTGCAGAGAAATTTTTAAAAAAGATTATTTTTCGCAAAAAATTACTTTTATTCATTTGGATGATTATCTTGATTTTGAATTGATGCGATTATGTAAACATAATATTATAGCAAATAGTTCTTTTAGTTGGTTGGCTGCTTATTTGAATGATAATCTTAAAAAAATAGTAATATGTCCAATGTATTGGTTGAATGAGAAGTTTGTAGATAAAGATCGTTATCCTGAAGATTGGATAAAAATAAAATGTTAACATGTATGATATTTTAATTCCAACAACTGAAAAAGATTTTCTCAAAATTAGATTCACTTATGATTCTATTATGGAAAATCTTGATGGATTTGATAAAGTATATTGTATTTCCAATGTGAAGATGCCAAAGAATTTATTGATTTCAGGAGTTCAATACTTTTTGGATAATGATATTATTGATTTCGATTTTTCAAAATTTGAAGGAAATGTAAAAATTAGAGAAGGATGGTATATTCAACAGTTTATTAAACTTTTCCAAAAGATAACTTCTGATAATTATTTGGAAGTGGATTCAGATGTTTATTTTAATAAAAAGATTGATATAATTGAAAATGGAAAACCTTGTTTTTTGTTTGGAAAAGATCAATTGAATCAACCTTATTTTGATTTTACTGAAAAAGTTCTGGGTTTTGGCAAAGTATATCCTTATTCTTTTGTAAACGAAACAATGTATTTCAAAAGGGAAATAATTAAACATATGGTATCTTCTACCGGGTTTAACATGTATGGATTTTTTGAATTGGCTGCCAAAGCATTAAACAAAATAAATGATATATCTGGGATGTGTGAATATGAAATGTATGGTAATTATGTAACAAAATATTTTAAAGATTTCTATAATTATAAATATCTCAAGACAAATTGTAGTGCAAAGCATAGAATTTGGAAAAAAGAAGAGATTCAAAATTATATTGATTCTTTTAAGGGAACAAATTATGATATGATAAGTTTTCATAGTTGGATGTAAGAAAGATTAGAATGAGAATAAATTTGGTTATGTTTCATAGTGGATTGGAATTACCTGAATTTCTTGAATATACATTTAAACAGATAAGGTTATTTAATCCAAAAATTATGATTTATTTTATAACTGATAAAATTTTGTTGAATAATCCATTGTTTAAAAGATATGAAATTATTGCTTTGAATAAAGATTCGTTTTATTCTGACAAAATCAAACAGTTTGAAGAATTATATATTGATTGGCGATCTGATCATTTTTGGACAATTACAGCAACAAGATTGATATATATTGAAAATCTTTTAGAAAAATTTGGATTGACAAATGTATATCATTTTGAGAATGATGTTTTATTGTATTATGATTTGAAAAAATATCATAAAAAATTTCAAAATTTATATAAATATATGGCAATAACTCCCGGTGGGTGGGATAGAAATATGACAGGATTTATGTTTATTAAAAATTGGAAATTATTATTCATGATGACTCAATTTTTTATAGATATATTGAAAACACATGGATTGAAGAAGTTAAGAGAAAAATATAAAACAGATATGATTCATGAAATGTCTTTGATGAAGATTTATGAAATGGAAAAAGGATTAAAATATCTAAATCATTTACCCATTTTACCGTTTGGGGAACATGCAAATGAATATGATACATTCAATTCTATATTTGATCCGGCTTCTTGGGGGCAATTCGTAGGAGGAACTCAAGATGAAGGCCCGGGGGCAAAACCAAAAGACCTTTATATTAGTCAATTATTAATAGATAATCCTGATTATACTGTTATTTGGAAAAAAGATAATAAAGATAGGAAAATACCTTATTTTAAATATGATGACAATGAGGTTAGAATAAATAATTTGCATATACATTCTAAAAATTTGAATAAATACATGAGTTAAAAATGGAGTATATACAAGGTGAAAAATTTATGGATTTAGCAAACAATATTGATGTTTTTTATCGTTACACTCATGATGTTAATGCTTTTTTTAAGGATTTACGAATGTTAAATAGACATAATTTTATATTGGTCAGCCACAATGGAGATGGTTGTATTACAGAAAATCCCAAACGAGATATTGATGCTGATTTTAAATTAACACCTTCTAATTTATTAGTGTGGTATGGGCAAAATGTTTGTGTAAAAGATGATAGAATAAAAAGTTTGCCAATTGGTCTTGAAAATAATGAGTGGTTTCCAAAAGTACATAAAAGAGAAAAAATGATTGCAAAGTTGAAGCAACCAAAGGAAATTAATAATCTTGTATATATGAACTTTAATATTGCTACAAATCTTGATGAAAGGCTCGAACCATATCAGATATTTGAAAGTAAATCATGGGTTACTACTGAATATGGAAAGAATGGATTTGAGTTTGATAAATATATTAATAATATTTACAATCATAAATTTGTTATTTGCCCTAAGGGAAATGGAATAGATACTGTTCGAACATGGGAAACACTTTATATGGGTACAATTCCAATTGAAAAACGAAATATTAATAATCAATTTTATATGGATCTTCCTATTTGTTTTGTAGATGATTGGAACGAGATAACTGAAAATTTTCTTGAAGGGGAATATATAAGAATAGAACAATCTATATGGAATATGGATAAACTTAATTTTGAATATTGGGGAAATAAAATATTATCTTATAAAAATAATCTCATGAAAATAAATGATAGATATATGGATTTGGTGGATAATATTTATAAGAAATCATATTTGGCATATAAAAAAGGAGCTTCAAAACCAATTGAAACATTCAGTTCTCATCAACCTGTATTGATTCATATGTTGAATACAATAACAGAGGGGGATGTATTAGAATTTGGTATGGGAGATAATAGTACCCCGTTGATGCATACGATTTGCGGGAAGCAAAATAGGAAATTATGTAGTGTAGATACTAATAAGGAATGGAGTGAGAAATTTGAGAATTATGAAAATGAGAGTCATGAAATATATAGAATAAATGTCGATTTGATACGATATAGCTATGAAATATTTGCAGTATTTCAAAATAAATATTCTATTGTATTTATTGATAATGAACCGGCTGATTTGCGTCAACCTTTCATTGATTTAATTAGTAAGAATGCGGATTATATTATAGTACATGATTCAGAAGAAATTGCTTTGAATGATTCTGAAAGGAGGAAAAATTCTCCATATCGTTATGATTTTTCTAAATTTAGGCATGTATTGCATTTTAAAGAAGCGCTTCCTTCAACAACAGTTTTGTCCAATTTGGATGAAATTGATGAGAATATATTTAATATATTTTAAATGAAACAGAACGATATATATACAATAATTCTGGTATTAAAAAATGGAAAAGGTTTCAGTTTCCAGGATGTGGAATTGATTGTCAGGCATGTCAATGGTAAATGGAAATCAGAAAACAAATCACGTATTATTTGTTTATGGGATAAAGCCAGTGAGTATTATGATTTGGGTAATGTTGAATTGATCCCACTTAGAAATGAATGGAAAGGTACATGGTCACGAATGACTTTGTACAACCCTGAAATGGAACAATATCGTCCATTTTTATACGTGGATTTGGATACTGTTATTATTAATTCATTGGAAAATATATTTGAATTAGTTAAGGATACTTCCATGTTTATTACTTTGGAAGATTTTTGGCAAAAGGGAAAGTTAGCAACAGGATTGGTTTGGATACCAGCAAAGTCTGAAAAAGTTACTAAGATATGGAATGAATGGAAAAAAGCAGGGAAAGTTGGAATGCGAAGGATGGACTATTTTTTACGCAAAGTTGTAATCCCGGATGTCTTTTGGCAGAATTTAACAAATACCATTTATGATTTCAAACCGAGAGTAGGAAAACAGCTAACTGAAATTCCAAAAGATGCTAACTTAATCTGTTTTCATGGTAAACCTCGTATTTTTCAGGCAGCAAAGGAAGTTAATTGGATTAAAGATTATATAAAAGCCAGTTTTATTGAAAAAAAGGAAGTAACGGTTATTATACCATATAAGAAAGATCGGGGTTGGTTACAAGATGCAATTGATAGTGTTCCGGATAATGTGCAGCTTATTGTAAGTCAGGGGAAAGGTAATTGGCCACAAAATTTTAATAAAGTTTTAGATCAGGCAGAAGGAAAATATATTAAATATCTTCATGAAGATGATATGTTAACTGAAAATTGTATCGGGGATTCTGTTCAGGC